TCTATAATCAAAGCGTCGCCTTTTAGGGTGTTCACAAAATTATCAGACCGATATGAGATGTTTAAGCAGTCTCAATCTAAAGAAAGAATTTTAAAACTTATTCAAAAACAACTTATTTAGTACTATACGGGTATGTTGTATAATGACACAATAACCTATAGCCAACCAAATTATTCTTACCTTGGAACTCTTTATATATATGTTCCAGGTAATTCCAATCCAATTATTGTTCCTAATGTTTCAATTTCTTTTTCTGCAAATGAAGATTTTTCAAATTTAACAACAATAACGCTTCTTAGCCTTGAGATCCAGGAAAGTGCCATTATAACCGTAATACCAGAAAACGAAGATTTTACCGCTCTTTTAACGGCTGAAATAGTGTACATTACTGGGGAAAACGAAATAGCAGTAGGCTAATATAACTTGTACTATATTACTAGGTTATATTTAAAATTGGAGAACCATGTCAAATAGCAATGTCCTCGTAAATGATACCGTTAAATTAAAAGTTAAATTTTTAGATCAAGATATTAATGGTAATCAGATTGAAGCTATAATGACTTCGGTTAACGTTAAAATAGTTAATTCCACTGAACAAATTATAGTTAATACCGCGGCCACGTTATTGTCTGGATCTGAATATTTTTATAACTTTACTCCGACTACCCCTGGAGCTTATGCAGTAACCTTTACCGGAAATACCGCTGGAACACCCTCAAAAACGATTATATCAAAGACCAATATATATGCTAGCACAAGTACGGTCGAGCATAAGCCAACGGTTACCCTTAGAGCTGATGAAACAATACTGTTTGCCCCCGATCTTGCCCCACTGTATTTAGATCCAGAAGAGCTTATTTCAATTTTTCCTGACGCTTCCTTAATTGAAATAGGTGAAATGATTTATCATTATTCACTAGAAATAAAAGAGTTGTATGACTTGAGCAATACGATTGATGGTTCAACTCTCCCATTTACCATACTCGAATATATAAAGGCTGCAGCGGCGTGTGAGTTAAGTAGAACTTATGGATTTGGCGGAGATGATGAGCATTCTTTGAAGCTTGGAGATCTAGAGATAACCAACAGATCCGCTCCCAGGGAGGTAGCCACAAGATCGAACGCAACTACGTGGTGTCAAATAGCGGCTTCTCTTAGAAGAGAAGTATTGGCTAAAAAAGTTTCAATGAAAGGAGTCATGCCCAAAGGATTCCCATCATCCAAAACAAGAACTTCTGGTAAAAGAATTGATCCTTCAACTGGTAAATATGTATATCTTTCAGATGTTGATCTTTATGGTCCAGGTAGAACGGTGTCAGTAAAAGATGAGCCCAATTTTGATAGAGACTTAAGGCAGTATGATTAATACTAAATCTATATTTAAAAATATATTAAGACAATGGGGTCATGACGTTTTGTTGCAAAGAAGATTGTCTGACGATGGAATGTATTCTGATAAATTTGAAAAAGTAACTACCAGACATGTTACGGCAGCTTCGAGATACTTAGCGTCTACAAAAGAAGAGCAAATAGAAGGATTACTTGTAGGATCTGATAGAATCTATTATTTTGAATCAAGCGTAAATCCAAAAGCGGGCGATAGACTATACGAAGAGTCATCATCTAATCTAGAAGATTATTCACTTTTTTTGATAGAAGAATGTTATCCAGTTAGGGGTAAATCTGGTAGAATAGATTTTTGGACCGTGGGCGCATCTAAAGAGGAGGACGTGAGTTAATTATGTTGGTGGCAAAAGCATCTCAGGAAGTTACAATACCATTTGTATATAAATCTGGATATGATTTTGTTGATCCTTCTGTAAATATTTCTGTTTTTTTGCGTAGAGGTTTTAACTCCGGAGGAGCTATTATTGTCGGTCCTCAAATATTTTATATAGATCTAGCATTGGCATCTACTCCTCAGTATAAACAAGTTTTTGAAAATGGAAGTTCAATAACAAGAGTTTCTGAAGGTTCTTATATTCTTGTAGAAAATTTACCTGCAAATATCTTTCCGGGACAATATACAATTGCAATAACCACAACTTTAAATGGAGTTTTTGATATAAAAGAAATTCCACTTACAATTCAAAAGGGAGCTACCAAACCAGAAGATTGGAGTTCAACTCCAAATTACAACAATTATTCAATGGTAGATAAATCTGTTTCATTGAGTGAAAAATCAAAATACAGACAAATCGGTCAGTTTGAAACAAATAATATTCTTTTGATAGGTCATACAGATGCAATTGAACCTTATGGTATACAGAAAATAAGGTCTATACAAGAGGCTGTAGATATCTTGAGGGCAGATTACAATTCCCCTTTACTCAGGGGCGTTTTTGACGCCTACAGTTGTGGTGCAAGAGATATATACATTATGTCTTGTGGATATATGAGTGAATATGTGGAAAACGTTTTGGAAAGAAATGTAAAAATCTTTCAAGATATTACAAATGAAACTTTTAGTTTTTATGAAGCATATTATCACAGACTAGCAGAATGCTATATCTTAATAGAACAATATGAATTTATAGATATAATAGTTCCATTAGAAACATCGATGATCAATACTGGGACGGTTAATTTTGTAAATCAGTTGTCTTTTGCATGCAATGGCATACAAGAGAACACGGGCGAAATAACAATTGGGATTATTGGCTCAAGGAACCAGGGCATGTCAAGCGAGGACATATCCACGCTGTTGTCAAAAGATTTTCAAATACCCAACTCAATTGATTTCAACGGATATATAACAAAAGATTATGGAAAGCATCTACTTCTTGTTTATGGTGAGGTTGTGTTTAATCATAAGCAAATGGAAAGATCATATACATCGTCGGTTGCGGCAGCAGTAGCTGGAATGTTGAGTTCGACCCAGGTTAACATGGGTTTAAGTAAAAAAAGAATTCCCTCCGCGCTATCAATACATGGAAATGATCCAAACTCAAGTGAAGTGAGATCTCTATCCGAAAAGGGAATTAATTGCATAACCAGAGGAGGAAGATCAAGAAGATTTGGTGGACAATATGATATATACTTATCTGGAGATTTAACCAAATCAATTAGTGAAAATTTTAAAGATTCCTCGAACGTAAGACTTGCAGCCATGCTTATAGGAGAAGTACAGGCAATAGGAAATAATGCTATAGGAAAATTTAATTATCAAAAAGCAAGTGGCACGGTAGATTCTCTTTTAAAATACTTAAAACAATTAGATATAGTCAGAGATTATCAGTTAGAAATTTACGGAGATAAGCAAGAAAAGGGCAAGATGTACTATAATATTACAGTTCAATCATCAAGAACTTTAAGAGAAATTTCTTTTAATGTAGCTACGGGTAAAGGTGTATAATGCCACAAAATCCTATTAGATTTCCAGTTCCAAATGTTAATGAAATTAATTACAATAGGCTTGGTGGTCCACCCCTTCAAGCTCAAGGTAATTTAACATATATAGAATTTATAACGGTTGTTAAATCGCTTTGGGAAAACGCATATCCAATGATTAAAATTAAAGCTGTACAATCCGGCGACTACGCAGAATATCCCGTAATAGTTTACGGGCTGGAATTAAAGAGGGCACATTCTGTAGAGCCAAAGCCTAAAACCAGAATATCACCAAGTGAAAACGTCGCAATATATGGCCAAAGATTTCAAAATATAATATCATTTACAGTGATAACGAAATCAGAATCAGGCAAATTAAAAGGAGCTTTAGCAAGATATTCTGGTCCAGAAGCAGCCGATAAAATTATGGAGACCTTTGAGGACTTCATGCTCGAGCACACCCCAGTTTTTAAAAGGTTGGGAGCGTCTGAATTTGTCTATGCTAGAAGGCTTTCCGATTCTGAGCAAAGTAGGGAGTCAACGGACATCTGCCAGAGAACTGTAACCTATATGTTAACTACCGAAAAGCTAATGGGTATGGAAATTGAAAAGATTGAAAAGATAGCGATTGATGTAAGAAGGTATATGGCTTATGAAAAGGAAATATGGGACGATTTTTATGACTTTGACAATAGTGCAACACCCAACTATGAAGGAACCGAATTAAATATAATTGATCTTCATCAGGGTGCAACTCCCAATTCGTAACAATTATATTCTAGTTTGTTTTGAGGGTCTAGTCATTACTATAAATACGAAGTAAAATATATTGTCGCTGCAAGCGGAGGTTTAAAAGCTAATGGCTCTACCAGGTGTAAAAACAATTATTAAAGATAGATTTTATAGCATCTCTCGTCAAGACACTCCAGTCGGACCAAGAGTTGCTCTCATAGCCAAGAGAAGTACTTCCGATGGCACAGGTAATGTCAAAGATTTGGATGTTGTTCAAGCAACTTCAGAAGAAGACGTTATAACAGCATTTGGAATAGACTCAGACGTTCATAGGGGTTATTTTGAGCTCTTAACAGGCGGTGCAGAAAGAATCCACATCGTGCCCTTGCCAGCCGATTCAGTATTTAATCACACAACAGGAGCAATCACCAGCGCCACTTATGCAGCATCTGGTGGTGGCAACGTCTTCGATGCAGCTTTTGAGGCAGTAGAAGCAGCGCAGCCAGACATAGTTGTTCCTTGGGGGCGCGGTTCTCATCCTTATGAGTGGGAGAATCCAGCAACTCCTAGCAATGATCCAGAGTTTGGTTTCTATGCAAATAACGGAACCGGCACAGCTAGCTGGGCGCTAAAGGTTGCAGGAAAAGTACAGGATATTTCGGAGAACTCGCATCCGTGCATCGCCGTAATGGGAATTAAGCCATACGTTGGTACGAGTGAGTTCATGACACCATCGCAAGTGTCAACGCATATTTACAATTCTGGAGCAGGTCCGTCAAACCTTATATCAAGATCATCCACTTCAATGGAAGAAATTGGAAGACACGTTGTGGTCATAGCTTCTGAGGTTAAGCCAGTCAATTATGATGCAGACTGGGGATATGCAAACGGTGCAACAACATTTGCCGCCGCCATAAGTAGAATGTCTTCGTTTACCTCACCCGTGAACAAGACGGCTTACAACGTTGCCTCTCTCAGGTACAACCCGTCAAGAGTTCAGCAGGAAAAACTTGCAGATCTTGGCGTGAACTTTGTAGCCTTAAACTTCAATAAGATTCCAGTCTTTGTTGAGGGTCTTACAATGGCTTCCGGATCATCGGACTATACCAGAATATCAACAGTAAGAATTATCACGGAAGCATCGCTTCTTGTGAGACAAGTGTGTCAGAAGTTTGTTGGTGAACCGTCGACATTGCAAACACGCAATTCGATGGAAACCGCAATTACTTCCGCACTGCGCGGCATGCAACAAGTAGGTGCCTTGCTGGACAGTGACTTTACAGTAAGTTATTTTCCGGCTCAAAACAAGGCGTTTGTTGACCTCGTGCTGACACCAGCATTTGAACTCAAGAACATTGAAGTTCAAGTAGCTGTAACAATATAAAAACATTAATTAATATACCGAATTGGAGGGTATAAAATGGCAGGTGCAGACTATTACGACAATGCGGTTAATAAGTATCTAAATACTTACACCACATTTTCAGGCGCAGATATAGTTGCCACTTTTGGTGGCGTTGAAATCGGCGCACTATCGGGAATTACCTTTTCTGTAACAAGAGAAAAGGCCCCAATCTATACAATGGGTTCACCAAACCCAAGATCTTTCTCAAGAGGAAAGCGTGGAATAGCAGGATCTCTGATATTCACGGTGTTTGATCGTCCGGCTCTTTATCAAATGCTGGAAGCAAATCACCAAAAAGATAACGCCCAAATGTTCTACACAAGAAGACACAATACTCTTCCTGGGGATGTGGGACATAAGCGCGGTATTGCAGAGTTCTCCTCTCAGGACTCAGATATCGTATCGCAAGTTCCGTTCTACGCAGACCAAATTCCACCCTTTGACATAACGATCACTTTTGCCAATGAATATGGGCAAGGTGCAGTTCGTTCAATCTATGGATGTGAGCTTTTGAACGAAGGTTCAGGCGCATCGATGGATGACATTGTCATTGAGGAAACAATGACCTACGTAGCAAGAGAAATTGGTCCGATGTACAGAATAACCACGGATCAACTTGCAAATGGTAAGTTCAATACTGGAGACCTCAAGGACATCATCAATAGAGATACTGTCTCTGAGGCCGGACTGAATCCAAAGATAATCAGACCATAAGTATTAATTTACTTCAATAATAATTCGTAGGCGGGGAAGTTGATAAGGGTCTTCTTCCCCGCTTTCGCATTTATCAAGAGGTTATAAATGAAAAGAATTGATGCTCTTCCGGTATCCAACTTTGGTCGCGGGTTTAAAACTCCTTACGACAAAGACGCAATGTCAAAGGCAAGAATTGAAAGAAACTTGCCGGATCCATTTTCAAATATGTCTTTTGCTGGGACAGATATAACTGCAACTATAGTTGTGCCAAATATAGATCGAACAACTGGGGAAAATGTTTCATCAAATTCAGTTGACGTATTAGAGCTGGCAGAAATACAAACAATATCTTATTCAATACATAGAGAGAACTCTCCAATTAGAACAATAGGCCACGTTAATCCCAGGGGTTTTGTTAAGGGTGGAAGAACAATAGGTGGATCTTTAATATTTACCGTTTTTAATGAGTATGCGTTTTATAGAATAAAAGAATTTAGACAGATAATGGCAGAGACCGGAACATTCTTTGCCCCGTTAGCCGACATGCTTCCGCCATTTGACGTTGTGCTAACTTTCTTTAATGAATATGGACTCGGCGCCAAAATGAAAATATACGGTGTTACAATTATAGACGAAGGTCAAACGATGTCGGTAGATGACCTGATAACTGAACAAACCTATATGTTTATGGCCAGGGGAATACAGCCGTTAATTTCTATGGAAAACGACCCAATGCTATTGGGGTCAGAAGAACAAGCTGTCTATAGAGATAAGCAAAAGAATTTTTATGGCGAAAATAAGATGAAAGAGTATACTACATTTATAGATAGAATTAGGAAACCATAAATGCCAGAGTCAGTAAACTATCACAATATTATTGGCAGAAAACCGTACAGGCCTTTTAGTGCGTATATTCCTCCAGACCTCGCCGCTGATCCAAATACCTTAAAAAGTTTTACGCCGCTAGATGAAGATATAGATCTTAGATGGGGTGGAGAATCAGATGATGAAAATAAATTCAACACGTATTACGATTATTACTTTAGTGGAGAGGATGTAAAGATATATATTGATGGACTATTTGATGCAAATCACGAACTTGATATAGCATCTTTTAGTTTTAGTATAAGACAAGAAAAATCTCCGCTATACGGATTTTGGTCATACAACTTCGATGCCGTCATGACAGGAACCAGACTTATACAAGGGGAATTTGTAATATACACAAGATATCCGGGAAGAATGAGGGAACTCTTATCGAGAGCGGCAAGAAGAAGAGCTCGTTTTTATTCAAATCAACCAATATCTGAAATACAATCTTATTTAAGAAGCAATATGGAAGACGAAAACGATGAAAAAAACATTCAAAAATATTGGGGAGAAAATAAATTAGATAGAGTAAGTTCCCTAGATAGACTTTCCTATGATGGTCCACAGTCAGATTCAAGAAACATTTTTAGCTCTCATCCACCATTTAACTTTATAGTGAAGCATCTTACCCAGGAGGGGTCGGTAACAACGGTTACTAACAAGGCGGAAACAATAGACAAAACAGAATTTGAAACAATTGATAGATTAGCATCACTAGATATCAATGATAGATTAGTTCAAAAAAGTCTTTCAAAACCGATGGATATAGTTCTTCAAAACATACATCTACTTTCAATGGGCACTTCTTACACGCCAGGTGGAACTCCATTAATGGAGGCATATCAGTTTTTGGCAAGAGACATGTACATATCTGATGGAAACTTAAAGACTCCCCCGAATGTTACCGTTACACAAAATGAACAAGAAGATTCTAAACCAACTAAACCGAACAGAATTCAAATTCCTCCAGATCGCCTAGAGCTTGCAACAAGAAAAGAACTATCAAAACTTTATGATACAAAACCAAGATAAACTGTGGTATAATGTATGAAAGGATTTAAAACAAAATAGGAGAAATCATGCCTCAGACTGAAAGAAAAGTTACAATACAAAACAATCCCGAAACCGCAGAGCAACTTTCTGCCATCGAAGTGATTGATATAGTTCCGGAAACTGATATAGTTTCGGAAGAAGTGCAGCCCCCGTTTCAAGAGGCGGCAGAAATAATGGAACAATCTGCAGATGCGCCTTCCGCCGTAGAAGATCTTCCCGATGAAGAATTAATTTGGCCGGGTGGTCCAACTGCGGGTCAAATCAAACTTTGGAAAAAGGAATATGGCGATGTTTATGTTACCTCAATTACTTACGATAAGCACGTTGCGTGGAGAACGTTGAATAGACTAGAGTATAAAAATCTTATGAAAAAAATGGGTCAACTAGTTCAGGCTGGTCAATTAACTGAATCGGAAGCTTCTCTTTGGAATGAAGAGTCTATTTCGGAAATATGCATATTGTACCCAGCGTTTGACAAACAATCTCTTGTCTCGGAGATGGCAGGACTACCTTCGTTAATAGCTCAGGAAGTTCTTGAAGCATCTGGATTCCAGGCATTAGAGGTGCGTCAACTCTAATACATTGCTGCTATGTTGACTCCGGAACAGTTGTATAAGCTCAAGCAAAAATTTCGGAACTGTTTTTGAGACAGCATTAAAAAACCAAACAGTAATATTTAGGGAACTCACGTTTGCGGAATTTGATAAAATATCTGAGCATCAAAATTCGGGTCAATCAACCGAGGACATTGAAGAGTTGATTATTAAATCAGGCGTAATATATCCTAATGATTTGAATTTGGATAAATATCCTGCTGGTCTAGTTTCTGCATTGTCTGAAGAAATACTTTCTGAATCAGGTTTTGCGGATCCAACAAAAGCAAAAGCGGTGCTTCAGCAAAAAAGGGAAGAAGCTTCTCAGGTTAGAAGCTTAATGAAGGCTTTTGTTTTGGCTACTATAACATCGTATACTCCAGAAGACCTTGATAATTTGACTTATCCAAAGTTGGCAGAAAAGGTGGCTTTGTCTGAAAAAATAATTGAAATACAACAAGCCGTACTGGCAATAGAGCCAACTAATGTTTCCTTGAAGCTTATAGATCCGCAAGAAGAGGAACAAAAAGAAAAGGACGCTGCCGAAAAATATAATAAATCAAGAAAAGACGGTGAAGCAAAATATCAAGATCCTATTGCACGAAAATTATGGGGTTCAAGATAATTAGAGGGGAATAGATGTTTAGGGACAGATCATCTCTTGTAAATATTGGCTATGGAATAACGTCTAGAGACGTACCTGCAGTCAATAAAGAAGAAACTAATCCCAATCCAAATTCTGGCCTTTTGTCCAGGGCACTTGAAGACAAACCACTGCTAAAGTTTGCTGCAACAACAGTAATTACTCTTGGTGGAGCATATATTGCCAACAACCTTTTGAGAAAAGGTGGAGTTAGGTTATTAGAGAAAATACAAAGATCTGCTGATTCCGGCTCTCGAGTCGGCAGAAGGTTTGTAGAAACAGCTTCTCAAATCAAAAGAACCCTGGATGAATTAGAGGGCTTAAACAGATTTGTTGCCGATGGAGTCGACCCGTATGAAAGGTTAATTAACCGTTCCGCTGACGGAAAATTAATTAAACCAACTCTTACAAAATTAACGGGAGACACATATGTTTCTGACGGTGCAAGATGGATGTCCTCATCTGAGTACAGATCTCTTAGAAGTGGAAGGGATCCAGTTGCCGTATGGGACTACAGAGATGAAATACAGCAAAGACTTGCAAGAACTGCGAGGTCCCTGCCCTTAACTCTACCAAGCGCCTACTTTACACAAAAAGCACTTACAGAACCTCTAACTGGTCAACCAGACGAAAAAGACAAGGTAAATTGGTATAATCCCGTAGACGTAATAACAGATTTCGTCAAACAATCTACGTTGAACATAACGAATCTTTTGCTGCCGCAAGGCCTTGCTGGTGCGGCAGTGCAAAGAATAAAATCTTTGGTGGATTACCAATACTTAGATTATGATTTTCCGCTCACACCAATGCAAAGAAGGGCGGGTCAAAGATTTGCTGATGTTAAAACCTCCCTAAAAGCTCTTGGTCAAGACTCGGAAAAGATACTAGCACAGGCAGCCAGAATATCAGCATCTGCTGGATACGCGTTTGATCAGGCGGAATCAGAAGCCAAGAGAAGAGCTGGTGGTGGTCTTGTTTTGGCTTTACGCGATGCCAGAAGGGGAGCAAGCGCAGCTGCAGCAGCATCAACTGCCGCTGGAGAGGGTAAGCTTAAAAGGGCTGGTAGGGTATCGCAAGCATATCTTTTTGGCAACAATTCTCCAGGAGGAGTAGCTCCTACTCTTGGTGCGGTAGATGGTATTCCCGCCATAAGAGGAATAGCTGTCAGAACAAGAGCTTTTACAAGAGATTTTTCTTCTGCGAGAAGAGCATATGATGTCATACACGGTGCAATGGCATACGATGAGGCACTAAGGGCAGCACATCCAAATCCAACCGAAGCAAGGAGAATGCTGGACCTAACCATATCGAACTTGCGATCAAGGCACAAGAGTAGAATTTCTACTTTTGCACAAGCAGCTTTTAGGTCTTCACAAAGCATTGATCCCGAAGGCGCAAACGTACCTGATACAAAGGCAAATTTCCGTTTTGCATTTGAGGTTAACGAATATGGAAGAATGGTTGAGGACAGACTAGTTGCCTTTGGCGCAGATAGAACATCGGCAAAGAACATGGTTTCTGGACTAAAGATATCTGGCTTAAATACTACAAAAAATATATCACAAAGAATAACTTTTGGTATTTCAAGCATCAATTCTACTTCAACTGACGATGACAATTTTTTCCAGATACTTGTCAACAGGGCCAATAAGGAACTAAAGGGTAGGGGTAGAAAGCTTAGCGTAGATCAAGCAAAAAGAGCATTTGCCACAACGGATGCTATTTTCCAAGATCCTACATTCAGAGAAGGCCTTGCACAAAGAGGTCAAATTCTTTATGATACAACAAGAAAAAACATAATAGTTCCTGCAGCCTCAAATTTGGTTAGACCGCAAAGAGCACTCTATTCCGATTTTGATGGACCAATTAATGCAAATAAAACAGACTATTTAGCTAGAAAAACTGCTCAAAAACTTGGCATTCAATTAACAAATAGTTTTGGCGACCTTGTTGATGGAACAGTCATATCCAGGGAATTGGCCAAAAGGGGAATAAATTCTACTGACACAGAGCAATTGAGAAGTTTCTTAATTGATCAAAAGTTAATGACGAGGCCGTCCGATGTTGGCGGTTTCAACATATTTGGTTTGAAACAAGTAACCGTAGACAAAGCTTTTGATCAGGGCATACTGCGTGGGCTCAGTGAGGATGAGCAGAGGGAAGCCAGGCGCTTATTTGGTGAAATTGCCATGCAGGACCCGGTATCTAGAACTATAGGTTTTTCTACTGTCAGAGGAGTTTATGAGGGGGTTAGTGGAAACATTATAGATACGACCCCAATAACGGGTGCGGCGCAGCGAATGGTTAGAACTCTTTCTCAGGATGTTGGTGTTCCTTTTGTAAAATTTAATCCTCTGCAGATGATTGGTTTGGGTGGACCAAGAAGAACCGATCCTTTCACTGAAATTCAATTTCTTCCAGGAATATCCAGGCAAGATTTCCTAGGTGGAGCAGGAGAGAGCGCACAGGTATATGCGTGGGTAAAACAAAGAGGTGGAATGTTTGGAGCCGTTGGAAACCTCTTTGCCATAAAAGAGAGTTCTAGCAGTGAATCAATAAAGCAGATTCCCGGATTGTTTAAGGCTATATCTTCAATTGATACAGATATTTATGCAAGAGCTACCCGATTAGCAACTGGTCGTAGATCTTATAGAGATTCAGAACTTGCAGCTGAAGCAAGCGGTGAAAGTTTGTCCAGGGGAGAAAGAATAAGATCAGCCTTCGATATAGACGAAGAGCAGCCAAATTCTATACCTAGAAGAATTGGTAGATTTCTAAATAGAAAATCTGATATAAGAAATGAATCAACTCTCACTAGATTGATAAATCAAGGAGAAATAAGATTGAGGGGTGGCAAAGCCCTCATATTGTCTCAAACAGATGAGGGCTTACCTCAGGTTATTGATGAAACTGGATCGGTTATGTTCGATGCAGACGAGACAGCAAGTGCATTTGAATCATTCAGATTATCTGCTCAAGGAAAAGCTACAGATCTTAGATCAATGAGTGCAATCGAAGATGTGATGGGAGTAGATGCAACTCTAAGAGTTTCAGATAAATCTGGACATGAATTAATTGATATTGGTAAAGAAGCTCTTAAAAAATTTGAGGATTCTAAACTAGGATTAACCAGTCGCGGAATTGACATAACCGGCTTGTCTAGAGCTTCAAGGGCACTAGAAAGACAAATTCAAGAATCTGCAGCCACATCTACATATATATCGACCACATCCACGTCTACAATTACAACAAGACAAGATTTCTTGAGAAATATGATCCACAAATTTAATGTGGAACTTCAGGCGCATGAAGAATTTGGTGGAAATCCAGTAGAAGTAGCCAAGAGAATAGAACAGGTTCTTAAATCACTGAAGGAATCTGGACATATATCAGCAGCTCAACTAAGTGAGGCGAGAGCCGCAGCTCTGGGAACAGTACTGGAACTGAGTGCGTATGGATCTTATGCATCGACTACACAAAGAGGTAGAATAGCCAGTTTATCTCTTGGAAGTATAATGAGGCAAAAGGGGGCAGATCCGGATTTCGCAGCTGCTCTTGGAGGATTACTGTCTCCATTCACAACACAATCGATATCAAACGTCAACGCCCAAGGCGCTGGAAGACTTGCAAACCTAATAAGGCCTACGCTAAGAAGAACTTTAGGTGCCGCACCCTATGAATTAGGTCCAAACGCAGTTAATCCGCTCGGCAATATGGGGACTACATTTGTTCCGACTTTTGAAACAGTGCTAGACAGGGCATCGAGAGGGGAAACTAGCTTCACAAAAATTGCTGGAAATGTACTGGGAATAACATCTTATAGAGATCAAGATGCATACAGCACCGCATCAATTCCATCAATTCATTTGTCTGAAAGATTAAATAGATACTTTGAAACTGTTGGACTAGGATTGCAACAAGAAGAATCAAGAGGTCCTGTCGGAGCATTTGTTGGTGGATACGGGATGAAGCGTGTCCTACCGCTGATTGCTGGAGCAACCGCACTGATGACTGCTGACAGAACTTTGGGAGGAATGGTTAATGAAAGAGATCAAAGAGGAGAGAAGGTCTATTCTCCTTTCTTTGGCACAAAATTAGCAAGGGGAGCAGTTGAAGTTCAATCAGCTTTTTCTGGAATAACTCCAGGAGGAATGGGATATGCAGAAAAGAAGGAGCAGTTATTAGAGGGTGAGGTTCCGGTAAAACAGGGTAGATACTGGCCACTTGGAGTTACCCCATTTGAGGGTGGCAAAACAATGTACTACAGACCCTCTTATTACAGAAGGTTGACTTCTGGATCTGTATACACTTCGGACGCTTTTGGATCCCCATTGGAAAAATTTGGATATGGATATGATTTTTCTCCACTGCGACCATTTGATCCCTACAGGTTTGAAAGGGAGCATTATTTTGACAGGCCATATCCTGTAACTGGAGAGTATTTCACTGGAGCTTTTGGGCCAATTACACCAGCATTGAATATGACGATTGGCAGAGTTTTGAAGCCACAAGTTCAGATGCACTCTCAAGAAACACAAGGATCATTATCACAATACATTCCTGCGGGTTATTCTGGCGCATATAACCCTTCTGGGTTAATATCCTCAGGAAAAGTTGCTCCGGTAATGGGATCGGCAGTTTCCGGATCGTCAGGAACACAGGTTTTTGGTTCCGGAAACGTCGTCGGTCTTCAGATCGGTAATTATAATAATCAAATATCATCGAACATACAACCGCTGAATACCGCTAGAAATATTTCGTTCAATCAAATTGGTTCAATCAATGCAGGTTATGCAGATTCTAGATTTATGCGCCAGAGACCCGGCCAGCAAGTTGCCGGCATGCAACCAATGCTTTATGGTCCTCCTCCTGTTTCTGGATATATTCCTCCGAACATTGTTGCTTCGGCAAGACCTATATCTCAGGGAGGTTTTCAGTATCAGGGATCTGAGTTTGGATATAGAATGCAGGAAATGGCCGGATTGTATGGATTCGGTTTTGCCAACATAAGAGAAACCTTTGGTTTTGGTAGATCTGATTTTGAGCCAACTCCACCAGTACTTCAATCTGCGTCTAAGGGCTATGGGATGGGAAGATCTTTCTGGGATTTAAATCTTGGTGGACTTGGAGACGTTCCGGCAGCAGAAGCGGGAATGGAACTTTCTGAAATTACAAGAAGATTTATTCCAAGAGAAAGAACAAACGTAAACTATTTAAATCCAATTCAAAATACAATGGGCATGAAATACCCATTTCTTCCGGGTTCTGATTATTTTATAAACTTTAAAACTGGAGATCCGTTCACAAAAGTTGCAGAAGGTGAATTGAGACTTCCCGGAGTAACGTACGAAAGATTAAATCCGGCAAGAAGAGATTATACAAGTCCGGTCACTCAACTGGACATTTTGGGAGACGTTGCTCCATACTCAAGAGAATTTAGATCATTAGATAGAACTTTGAATATGGGAGCTCTTGAGCCATCGGAAAGAGTTGAGGTTGAAAGAATAAGGGGACAGGTTTCAGAGACAACAAGAAGAAACACATTTAGTCCGTATAAATATAAGGGCAAATCAGCAGAAGAATTAGATACAACAGCCGGCGTTGCATCGATGTTAAGAATGGGAGAGTATTTAGCCCATAGAGATACTTTCATAAATACAAAGTTTTTTCCAAATAGAACAGCGCAAGAAGATTGGGAAAGAAGAAATGTATATGGATCTACTTTTCCAGAATGGCAAAGCCCGATAGAAAGTTTCATAAAACCAATCTATAGTAAATCTACGCAAAGAAATCCCATTGCATCTGGATTAATTCTTGCTGGAGTTGGCGCTATGTTTGGTAAGACAGCTCCAGCTAGGGCTGTTGGGTCAACGATTGGCTTAACAACAGGATTAGCTTATTCGGCAGTACAAAATACCAGAGAGGCAATCACTGGCGAAAGATTCATGCCCAAGGCAAGAAAAAAACAGCTAGCCCTTGAAGAGTATACTGATATTCTTAGTTATGTAAAAAATAGATCATTAGCCTCGCAAGCAGCGGAATCTGGCGATATGGCTTCAGCAGCTCAATTTTCTCAAGCTGCAAAAAGGACAATGTATGGCGCAGATATTTATGGTGGTTCAATAGACACTCTTTCTTTGGCTGTTCCCAAGAGAAAAAGAGAACATTTTAAATCGATGATACAAGAGCAGGATCCAGAGGAAAGAGAAAGAATATTGTCAACTGCTCCAAGGTTGGAGAGAAGAATTTATCAAGCTGCATGGGGGATGAAAGTAGAAGAAAGGCCTGATTTGGTTGAGTATTTTTCTAGACATGAACTTCCCGATTTGGGGTGGGAAGGCTGGCATCCAAACACCAACATGGATCATGTTAAAGTAAAGATAGGTCAGTCTATGGGCATCAATATGTCTCAGATGGGTTACTATCCTCAACAGTTAAGAGAAGCGAATTTAACCAATCCAAGCTATCCAGGATTTTCCAGAAAAGAAGATCCGAGAATGGTTGCAGCCAGGTTAAGAATGATAATGTCAAGAAATGGAATGTCTGGGAACGTATATCCAGTTTCTAATAGTTCAGGAACTTCGTCAATAAATATATCGTCTGGAGTAGTGTAACATGCCGATAAATGACAGAGTAAAATCAATGAGATCGGTTTTGAGGAGAACTCCTGCATATTCAATAATCAGCGTTCTTGAAGAAGACGGAAAAGTTGTTTTTTTAAATACTGTAACCAATGAAAAATTCGATACATTTCAAAAAGCATTGATTGATGCAGATCTATTAAAGATAGCAGATCATAGGGTGATAGATAGTCTTGGGACTACGACAACGGGGAGAATCGTAGGAGCTGCCGTTAATGCGAATAGAGTGGTAAGAATTAATAGGTATCTTAGCGACGCAGCTAATGCAGACGAGTTAAGAAGACAGGGTTTAGGTCATTTGGTTAACGCAAGTGTGAGTGGAAGAGTGTTCCTTTTTGATGTCAGTAAGGGTCAAACGGAAGAGAAGAAGGTAGCGCTAAAAAGAGTAAGTGATACCATTCAATCAAGATTGCCAGGAGAGTCTTTTATTACTGATGATGGAATTCAGTTATTCAGCCTTAGTCAAACTTTTTCAGATGGATCCAGTGTTATGATAAGCAGCGCTGAACAACAACTTTTACAACAGCTGGCTGGAAGTAGCATTTTCCCCAGAACAACTATTGCGGATTTTTTTGCAGACGTTGGAACAGCTGTTCATCGGATCAGTTCCTGGACGTGCGAACGTAGCACGTTTGATGGGCAAGCTTCCCAAAAGATTACAGTCCGTATTTTCTCCTAGAGATGTTTCTGCTACTGGAGTCGAGATAGAAAGGTTGGTTGCAAGAGGAATTTTAGATAGATCGGTAGCAGATCCAACTGGCAGAACGGGAATTAACTATCTTTATGATGAAGTTGAGGCAATATTAAGAACTGCTGGTGGCGATTATAAAAGTCTATCGTTTGCAGAAAAAGTACTTATAAGAAAAACAATCGAAGGAGCTAGTCCAATATCAAGAAGTCCCCTTCGACTCGTCGGTCGCCGCCGCCCGGCAGGTCGAGCCGGACGCGGTCACACTCGCGCAACGACGGGGTCTCTCACATTCGGCCTGCCGCCAGCAAAATTATCAACAAGTTTATTTGTTCCCAAAGAGGCGAGTTCAGCAGCCGATGCCGCATTCGAATCTATAGAAAAATCACTTCAATTAAGAGATGCAATTCAGTCCGCTGATGGAACAATCGGTTATTTAGACGGAATGGGAGATCTGTCGCAAAGGTTGAGAACAATGATTACAGATGCCGTAGAAGAGCAAAGAATAATTGCTGCCGATATTGTGGCGGGAGTTCCAGGAGCAACTCCAAAGAGCATGTTGAAAATTCTTGAAGAGAGGGCTGCCCTACTTGGACCAGACGATCCAGTGCGTCAATTGGTTTCAAAGTTGGAACCGTCAATTCTGGCTGCTCGTGAGGGTCATTATTTACTAATAAGACCTATTTTACAAGAAATATTAGATGAAAAAATAACTGCGCTTAGCAATATTAAAACAGATCCTTCTATAGTTATAGATGATGATGTTGCTAGAGAAATCGATCAACTTCAGCGGTGAAATTGAAGCCCTGGAAAAAGCTATTAGAACTGGAGACTCAAATCCTGCTAGAGTGGGTCAGTTATTTGAGGGCCAGTTGAAGGGAGAGGCGTCTATTGTTGATGTCGAAAAGGGTCTTTTAGGTGCAGAAGCTGGAGATTTTGCAAAACTCCAAGAGATAGCAGACGACTTAAACGAAGAAAAAAGAATTCGTCGGTGGCACGCTGCCTGACGAACTTCAAGAAACCTTAGACTACGTAGAGAACATGATTCAGACTAGGAATATGTTTAGTAGAAAATTGGCCATATCATCGGTCTCAGCGTTGAAAGAAGAGGTAGGTCAGGCAGACGAATATTTGGCAATGAATATAGCAAAAACACCGGGAAGTGGAGTTTTTAGCGAAGGATTGTTGCTTATGAACGATCCAACATTCATAGCCAGTCCCGAGCGCCAGCAGAGAATGCAGGCAATGATACAGGCTCAACTTGAGTCTCAAAGAAGATTTTTAGAAACTGGCGAGATACCAAAAACAGTATTGGATAATATAAAGCACGCAGCAGCACTTGATATGAGTGGGTATAGTCCATCGGGAAGAGCCTTAGCCCTAGTAAGAAGAAGACAAATGCTTTCAATAGTGGATGCGCTAAAGTCTGGAGTTGATCCAAGAAATATTCCGGCATTGGTGAACATGATTGCGGATCACCATATGAGTCAGGCGTTTACGGGCGAAGGACTGGATGTTAGAGTTAGAATCCCTGATGCTTTCAGATTTAAGATTAGACCTAGAGGTGGTTTAGATAAAACTCTTCCAGTTGATATCGATCAAAGATCTATAACAACGGTTGCGATAGAAAATTCTAAGGGTCAAATAAGGGACCTTCCGTTGGTTAACGCCTCATTTAGAGGAAAACAAATGGTGGTTGCAGATGACATCATGTCTACTTATAAGGCGGCGCTTGGAACCTTTGACATGGACGACTCTGGACTCCCGATTTTGCACACGTACACAGATGCAAGCGGAAGGCAAAGAATAGCTTTTGTAGCAATGCGTGATCCAAAGGGTTTCGAAGAATCTATTTTAATTAAACCTCAACTTGATACGGTGGATTCATTGGACGCATTGCTTCTTTCCGATAGCTCAGATGCGCCTCTAATAAAAGAACAGTTAAGGAAAGCTCAGCAAACACATATCGATGAATTAGTACACAGAGTTTTTGAAGAAACTGGTTATGACATTCATGCAAATGACGCAGTTGATATTACTCTGGAGATATTAAGAAGACCCGATTCTGTTGATCCCGCTAGCGATACAACTAGAGTTCTTCAAGACAGACTTACGAGTCTTAGATCAACCATGATAAGACTTCACGGTCAAAGGGAGGGCGCAGAAAAATTTGATGTACTTACGGAAACGGTTGTTAGGGTATTGAGGGAAGGTATGTATGGTACACATTTGGGAGAGGATCGTGTTGCAATAGCACCAATTAGCCAAAGATTAATTGACACTCTTTCAGAAAGAGCTTCCGCATCAATTAGGGGTAGAGACGTGTTGAGCTCCGCGGCAATCGAAGGGCGGTGGAATTCCAGATATACCAATAGGTATATTTAGTGACCTGAGCACTGAGCAGGGAGCTCCTTATTCTTATTCCAGATATGTTGAGTTGCAAAGAACACCTGACTTGGCGGATCCAGAGCGCGTACAAGATGTTATGAAACAAACTTTGATCAATCTAGGTATTGATCCAGAATCTTTTGATAGAACTGTTCGTGCAGATGGCGGATCGGCAATTGGTGATTTATTCCGAACTGATGCAGTGGGTGACGCTGCAAGAGCACGCCATGGACTAAGTGCGGAAAGGGTTTATGCTGCGGGTACGCAATCTATTTTACAATACTCAGAACAACTTAAAATTGCCGCCCTCACAGATCCAACAGCATTCGATAAATCGCTAGGTGTGACGATTAACAGAACTATATCTGCAAACTTTCTAGCGGCACAATTGTCGAAGTCGGATGAATTGATTGATACAGCCAGAGCCCGTTCTGACACACTTGGAAGTGTCGCTGAAAATATACTGAAAGACAAGACAGCAATATCTGGAATTGTAGCGCCTTCAGATTTCGTCGACCTGATAAAGCAAATGACTGGAATGACCAGGGTTAAGAAGTTGGCAACAATTAGCGACATTTCCACTGAGGCCGGCAAAATAGAAATGGCCAGGCAGCGATCTGCTTATGAAGCAATAGCAAAATATGTCAATGAGGAGAACGCTGAAGCGATAGGCGAAGGGAGAATGGTTGGGGCAACTGCGGACACTCTTCATGATTATTCAATATCTCCCGCCGCAATTGCAAAAGCCAATCTTGAACAACAAACTAAAGAATTAGCCAGACAAAGAGCTATTATGTTATCACTGGGCACAACTGCAGACGATTTACCAGGATTTGATCCGATGACTATGGACAAGGGCGGAAGACTGATTAAAGACGACATAATTCGAATGAAAGATGTGATGTTGAAGGAACAAAAAAGAGTTTTGGAACAATTAAGAGGAGCTGGAGCTGATGTAACAAGTCTAGAATCTTCAATTAACGAATTGCAAAGCGCTAATTTTGATCAAGTAAAACAAATCCTTAGAATGGGAAAAAATTTAATTCCCGAATATGGTTCCGTAACAACAGCTCACAAGATAGCTATGGAAGGAAAAGACGCGTTGAGCTCCGCATCGATTAAACCAACTAGGAGTCTTATGGCCCAAAACAGAGCGGTTGCCCACCCAAGATATGTAGAAGACGCAGCCAGTTTTTTGAGAACAAAAAAAATAAGAAGTTTATTTAATGAATTAAAACAATTAGAAAAACAATTAGAAAATCTCGAAATAAAAAAACCAGTAGGGGTGTTGACAACGCAGGCAAGGGAAGTTAAAATAGCAATTAGACAAGAGGTGGCAAGGGGTTTGAGGGTAATTTCAGATATTCACAGTGGTCCTGGAGTAAATGTTTTGGATATAGTTGACACTATTGAGGCGGAACTTCAAAGCCAATTCGGTGGAAATGCACATAAGTTTATGCAAGGTTTTGGTCTTGAGGGTGAAGAAGATCTAATGATTTCGCTTCAACTACTTGCGGAGAGAAGAAGGTTGGCAAGATCAGTTACGTACGATTCTAGGGCAAGGGGATTGGTTTCTGCACAATTGGATATGATTAGAATACCACTTCCAAGCACGCCTGATCTTATGGATGTAACCCCAAATCAAGCCAGAGATCTGTTGAAGGGCATACCGATGCCATATGATCCGTCCCGAACCTATAATATTACTGATGAAAATTTAAGATCCTATCTAGAATTGATAGCAGATGAAGATCCAAGTGTTGGCGCCACAGGAGAAAAAAGGACATCTGCCACAAGATTGGCATCAGAGGCTTACGCGGAAAGACGTCGCATAATGGCAGACAGAGAGATTGCGCAGGAGACGACAGACATAATGGAAAGAATGGGACGAGCTTTGCCGCTAGATCCGTCCGAGGCAGCAGAACTTACGTCAGAAATGGCGGATGAAATACCACGACCAATAGGTGAAGTCATTGATGTAGCGAGAAGTCCATATAGAAGAATATCGGAAATGTTAAGAGATAATGCAAGTTCGTTGAGAAGATTGGTTGATACAAGGGGGTTTAAGGCAACTGCGTTGGGTACAATGGCTTTGATAGCTGGAAGTTTTATCTATCAAAATAGAAAAAATAAAGATCACACACAAGACGCAGTAACCGGTCCACCCCTAATGCCCGGTGGTAATCCGTACGAGCAGGGATATCCGGAATTAAATTTTGCCCAACAAGACTCAAATATCCCAAATCGCAGCATTGCAGGGATGCAATATAGAATAAATACAACCGGCTCCATGCAAGATTTAAATAGACTTAGAGGCTTGTTTGGGGATGTTGTTGACGGCCCTATAAACGCTACTATGTATGATGGACTCCCTATGGCGGGTCAAGATCCTTACCCAGATCTCGCTTCTAGATTTTAGGTGTTTAAATTATGATTTTAGGTGTAGGTCAACAGAACAAGAACCTTTCAGATGCAGCCAATAAAAGAATAGATACCTCCCCAAGAACAAAAACTTCAAATGCACTGGCAGCAAAAATCTCCAGTTCAAAATCAAGTGGATCTGAACAAAGTTCTGTGGTTCATTCGTCAAGATCCTCCCTTTCTGAATCAAAACCGGATCCGGTTAAGGGTTCTAAAGAAGGACTTATGGATTCCGCATCGACCACAATTCAAATGTCCGGCGATGGTTATGATGATCCTAAAGTTCAAAAAGCCAGATATGAAGCAGCAGAGTTAGGTTTTAAACAAAAATTAAATATATCAAATAAACTTAATTTTAATTCAAAAAAAGATGGTATAATAAATAATCAAAGCTCTAAATATAATTTAAACAGTTCAGCAGGTATGCTCAAAGATCATATGCAAGCAGATAGTATGTTAGGTAGATAATGCCAAATCAAGAAACGGATTTTCCATCCGAAGAACCAATAAAGAGTTGGCAGCTTTACGAGGACTCTGATTTAGCACCATTATCTTCTCTGTTTAGGGAGATGGGAAATGACAGGAGCTTTTGGAGTAAACTTAGTGGAGGGTTCATAGATCTTGGTCAAATAGTTGCATCAGCAGCAGTTGGATTTCGTTGGACTCCAACATTGTCAGGCACAGAAGAAGTACAAAGAGATCTGAAAGATCTTGGTAATTTTACTGAACAAGATTTTAAAGGAGATAACGATTTTTTTATTAAATTGACGAGCTTCAGAAAATCTGAAATGGCTCATATTAAGGATGAAAAAAATAGAAAAGTAATCTTTGAAAAAATTAGTCAATCAGGATTGTTGGAACTTGCACAAATGGCAGGAGGAATTCAGGCATTTGCTAGACAAAGATTTTTAAGTGAACAAAATTTGCGAAAGTCAGCTGGACAATTCAGTGATCCAATTAGAGATACTTTTTGGATGGAAAAACTTGTTGCCGCAAAAAACTTCTTTTATAAAGATCCTTTTGCCTTGGCAACAGTGTATAAATATTTTCCAAATCTATACAGATTGTATATAACCGCGCTTGCCGCAACGGCAGATTATGGATATTCAGAGGAAGATCCATTAAACAATCATAAGCAAATAATGGAAAGTATGTTTAAGGCTTTTGGAACAGATGAGGAGGGTAATGCCACCTTTAAGCCCATATGGGCAATTGACAATTTCTTAACCGCTGATAGAATAAAAAATCAAATTGAAAAGATGACGTTTCCTTCTTCTAGGCCTCCAAAAACTCCGGACATATTTCATCTTAGAATTGGAGCCTCAAATTTTTATGTTCCACCTGTATCCATTAACGTTAATACCGGATTCAAAACCGGGAGCTTAACTGGCCGGCGCAATTAGGCAAAAGAGTTCTCCAAAATTTAATTCTGGATACAGGGAAACGACAATAACAATGCAATTGTTTTTTCCAAACTATGAAGAAATATGGGGAATATCGATAGATGATGCAACAAGGGTAAGTCTGAAATCTAATTTTCATATCGATTTTAAGGATCCTCTACATGAAGAAAAGATTGATAAGTTTCTATCTTCCTTGCGAGGCTTGGTAGCCGCGTTCAAGTATGCGCCGATACTTCCAATAAAAAATCATTATCTTAATTCGGTTTTTGATATTACTGGAGTGGCATTATCTTCCATGAACATATCTACGGTTCCGAATTATCCTTTTACTCTACAGGTTGATCTAGAATTATTACAGTTTAATCATAAGCCATTCTTGCCAATGATAAAGGACTTTAATCAGGCTGTTGATTGGAGTAAATTTAGATATTACATGGGAAGAGCAGCGGGATCTCTTGCCAATTCTGTTAATGCAGAATTCTTAATAAAAACAGCCGAAGAACAAAAAGCCCCCATAGATCCAAAAATCTCTACGACCTCATTAACCGCCGACAATAGAGAGATAGAGGTAGAGGAAAATTTGATGTACGGGGAGATGACTCCGTATGCAAACGACGTATTGACTACAAATGTTTACAATGATTGGATTAATGGCAACGGTATTTCCCTCTATATCCCAGCAGAAGTGCAATCAAAGATATTTAGTCCTGACACCTCAATGTTTAGATCTCCAGAAGAAAATGCAATTCAACAAAATAAAAGAGGATTTTGGGATCAGCTATTGGCACAATTTAGTATTACTGTTACAGATTTGGAACTTTATCAAAACCTTGATACCGTTGTAATAAATTCGCTTAACTTAACCTCATCATATTTAGATAAGGAAAAGGCAGCAAGAATAGTTGATGTGGCGTTAGCTGGAGCAAACGCAGGCGACATATACATTGCACTGTACGATGCCATGGCAGCAGACTATATATCTAGAAACAAATTAAGCAACGAAGCTATCGATTACATAAAAAATAGAAAATCTCCTTCCGAATTACAGGTGCCAGCGATGACCACGCCAGAAGAAATGGAGAAACTTAAGAACGATAAGTTTCGCTTGTATGTTTCATCTCAAAGTGTTAGGGGTTTACTAGATCATACAATAAGGGAAAATGTCAAGGCTATTCTTAAAAAACAGAAAAAAGACATAGATGAAAATTCTACTGAATTTGCAAGATTATATGATGTAGAACAGAAAAAGTTTATGGATGCATTTTATGGAATACTTTATAAAAGAATTTATAAAGATGAATCAATTCAAAATCTTTTAGGAGTTCAGTCGGTAAAAGATGCTCAAAAATTGGGTCTTCCGGTATTTACTTTGCGCGAATGGGAAGTTCCGATGATGAAAATAGACCTAGATCCAAACAATATAATAGTAAATTCAGTTAGCCTATCTATGGGTAACAATTTAGCCAAACTCCAATTGCAGATGCAGGATGAACCAACGTTTCAGTACATTGGATCCAATGATTCAATGGTCAGTATATCTATGACTATATTCGGTGAATTAGAATTAAAAAAGATTAAAAAAATGTTTGATTTTTTAAGCGGTCTAGCAAGACTAGAACACGCCGCAGGCGTCATAGGATTCATGGGAGTTAAGAACGTAATTTGCGCACTTGCCGGCATAAAGTACGTACTACCACTGAGCTACACCGTGGATACAATACAGGGTTATCCGCATGTTTATAGCGTACAGTTGATGTTAACTGACTTTGATATATTTCAGCAAAAGAGAGAAAGTATAACTTCCGACAGTCAAATAGCGTTGATAAAAGAGTTTGGAACCAAGAAAAATCCATTTTTGCGCCTTAAACAAAAATGGGAATCATTCAACGCTTATCCGGATCTTCCACTGACAATTATGGATGAAGAAAAAAAGATGGTTGTTGGCTCGTTTGATCCTGATTTTTATTTTAGAAGTTTTGAAATGTTTGATGATGATGTTGTTAACAACGTTATTGAGTCGGGCGAATATACTCTGCCCGTAGGAGACTGGCAACAGGAAAAAGATACCCTTCACGCTACACAGAAAGCATATGTATATCAGGTAAAAAAAATACTGATTGAAGAAAATGGTGATATACAAAAAGTAAAAAATTATCTTATAAATGGAGTAAGACTTTCTGCAAATGAAGCAATGAAAATTTTTAGAATATCAATTTTTGACCAAAATAATGAACCGGAATTTGAAAATTCTTTACAATCGTCTAGATTTATAGCGAATAAATATCCAACAATTTGGAAAGATCTTATCGATTCTTTTAAGGATGATTCCGGAATAGATTACAATTTTGAAGATGTAAAATTCAATACCAGATACGGAGTGGTAAAAATCGGAGATGTAGTATCGGGATCTAAATCTGAAATTGATAAATTTAATAAATTAGTAGCAGACAAAATTAATGAAACGAATGGTAAAGAGCTTCCATCTTTCGATCCGGATGATGTAGATCATTTTGGAATAATGCATTTTATTCCAGCAGCAGACTCAAGTGATACCAAGAGAATTCCAGCGATATATCAAACTCCAGATGGAGGATACATCATGGGTTATTCCAACAGGGAAGATGGAAGATTTTATATAGCACAAGACTTCTTGAGAGTTGGAGTAGACGGAAAGGCAATACCGACATCTAAAGTTACAACAATATCAGATACTCAAGTTCCAGAAAGAGACACGCAGGCAAGCCACACGGGAGTCGCTGGAGCTTCTGCGTTAACCGATTACATGAATGCAATGGGCAATTCTGAAAGTGGAAAAATGCAATCTCTGTCGACCGGCGGAACCCATAAGGGAGTTGCAAAACACTGGCAGAAAATGCTTCTAGACACTCAATATAGGGATTTGGGCGGAAGAATGATTAGAGCTTATCCAACCTATATGCTGTGGCTTATTGATGACATGAATTTTTATGCGGGTGTAAAATTATTTGATAATTTTTACGGGCTGCAGTCTGTTATAGATTTCTCACTTGTCTCTTCGGAAGATATTTTGGGAGATACTCTCATGCTAAGAATATCTAATACATATTCAAAATTATCAAAACCCGAAATGACCATTTCATCATTGATTAATGCAGATGGAGCAAGTGTTGGAAGTGCATCAAACGCTGACATCGATAAATCGATATACAATTTATCCCAGGGAACAACTATGATAGTTGAAACTTTGATCAAGAGATCATTAAACCTTAAATCCCACATGAATGCTAGGTATGTAACTGAAATTGAGCATATGAGACTAAAGCCTGGAGTTAGGGTTCACTTGAGGGCGGGATATGGCAGCAATCCTAACTCCCTTCAAACGATATTCAACGGCGTCATTGCTGAAGTGGATCATGGGGAAATAATAACAGTAGTTGCACAGTCAGATGCCGTAGAACTTAGCCCAATAATAAACAGTACAAAGAAAAAGGGTGACAGCGGAAAAATTGACGGAGGAATAAACACAGGATTGTGGATGTCAGAACCCAGAGATCTTATGATACGACTTCTCTCCATGGGCGCCTCAAGGGTGAGGGAGGCCTTTTCTCACGCCATGAGAGGTGCAGTATTTTCTGAAAATAAATTTGGAATTAGACACTTTGGTCAAATACTGTACGCACCGTTGACCGAAGAGGAAGCAACAAAATCTTCTTTGTATAAACAGAGTGTGATAAACGCATTCAATGAAGTTGGTAAAAATCCGATAAGAGGAACAGTTGGCCTTGGATGGAATTCAACTGCCAATTTAATAACTGGAGGAATGCACTTGGGGGCAGCTTCTTTAGCCAATGTCGCCCTAGCGCCAGTGAATAATTTATCAGGAGCAAATATATCTTATAGTGCTGGAACTGATCCAGGAATACAAAGTTTTGGGGGAGCTGTTAGAACACCCTTGGTTGGCGCAATGCAAACAATGTGGGCAAATTTTTCAACACAAAGAGATCTTGAAATATTTAAAAGAAATATATATCCAGGAAACGGAGTTGGTGTAGCACAATTTCTGGGCGGAGATTTAGATGATGGTTGGGCAACAATGGCTAGCATAGATGTATCTGAGATAGACAATAAAAAATTTGGGTATCTTGATAGGTTGTCAAATCAATCGTGGTCTGGTTTAATAGACGCTTCTTCAAAACCTGGAAACGTCGACGCATCAAGTGCATTGGAAAAAGCCACAGAGGGCAACAAGCTGCTTGATATGAGCGGAGCAATTGGAACTTCTCAGGTCATAAGCAGTGCGGTTGCGATAGCTGGAGTTGTAGCAGCACCAAGTCCTATGACTATGGGATTAGGAATGGGTTTAATTAAAACGATGAGTGGTCGCGGTGGAGCAAACATAATGAAAACACTCGGTCTTGTTTCTGATCTTGATGATGACATGTATGATGAGGTATCTTTTAGGGCTCAAACCTACATGAGAAGTGTGTGGGACATGTTTCAGATGTGCGCCAGACTTCTTCCCAATTATATAGTTGCTGTAAGACCATTTGAGGAAAGGTCGACGATATTCTACGGAAAACCTCATTGGCTTTACACCTCTGGCATCATGCCAATTTCAACTGGATTTCCAAATGAAGAAGTTGCAAAAAATAATAATATGTCGATTCCGGGATACGTTGGTCCAGATGACGGGTTGTCACGACTCCTTTATTCTCTGAACAAGGAGTTAGCACCAAGCTCAGACGCAATGGCCTCACTGCAAGCTGGAGAAAATAAACTGTCAGAATCTTTAGCTTCTTTGGCAAAGGATATGATTAGTATGAATGGAGTTTTTAAGCCAGGCAGAAGCTTAAAGGGCACTGTAATAGATCTCAAAGACACTACGAGAAATACGTATTACAAAAATGGAAAACCAGTTTCTCGACTACCAATTAATAAAGGCAGAGTTCAAGTTGGTTTTCACCTACCATTTCATTCTAGTGGCAAAGGTACTGAAGCTGGAATACAGGTAAGAAACACCGATGAATCATTAAATCACAAACAAATACCACAGTTACCAATAAGATACTCTTATCCATTTTTTACTAACAGAGTTTCAGGAGTTTTACCGTCACTAAACTTTGACAGAATATTTAAGGACAATGACGATAGAGAAATAAATACAAATATCAGTAATATAAGATTGATTGCTGATTTCGAAAAAGGCCTAATTTCCAAAAAAGAAGGACAAGAAGCAACCGCTCTTGTGTCTAAAAAAACAGAAGGCTCCGAAGAAACGCTTGACTTTAATTTCAATTTTGCCAATAAACTACAATTTGCAGGAATTGGTCCACTCTTAGTGGGGACAGCCGCCTTTGATCCTTCTGGAATATATGACCCGGAAGCAAGCCTTGGTCAAATCAATGCTTCACCAATTATTCAAATGCCACTTCCAATTATAAGTAAAACCTCCATAGGAGAGGGTGTTAAGGTTCCGGGTAGCATGGGAGGAAGCGGTGAGATTGAAATTCCAGAAAATTTACAATCGTACTACGAAGATTTAGATCCCGCATATGGACTTTTGTCTGATTATTGGCAGCAATTTCAACTCAACTTCACGGAATGGGGAATGCCCGAAAGTGCAGAAGATGAACAATTCTACATAGCCATGAGATGGCCATACAATCCCGTTACGGCAAGAATGGCCATGAAAGATAGGCAGGGTAATCCTTTTGAGCAGGTGCCATCTAAGACAATTCAAGACGAATTATTGAAAAAGTTTCTTGAAATGTATGATATTAAGATGGAAAATTTGGCTGGAACTCCAGATGATTACAAGCAAAGGAAAGTTCTTGTATATAATCCAGAAAAAAGAGTGGCAGTTGTGTGTAAACCGGCATACTTCCTTTGGGGTGAGCAGGAAGTCAATAGTGCTGGTGGTATAGCCGCAATAGTTTCTCCAGACGCTGCATATTATTTGCATCTTTTGATTGATGATAAGGGAAGAATAATTTCACCGATGGAAACAATTGGATCAGTCGACGGCGCATATGGTACCTCAACTCAATGGGAAAAATTATCAATGGTTGAAAAAGGATTGACAGAGTGCATGTTCACGTTTGTGCCGGATTCTACTGAAGTTGGAGTTGTTACAAGCAGTTATGTTCCAGCAAATAGATTTAAGTTAGAAAATTCTAGAATAGGCGATGATGTATTTTTGATTGGCTTTGGTGCGTTTAAACCAGTGGAAGGAAACCTTCCAGAACTACTACCAGGAGTTGCATCTGCTAGACCAGATGGGGTTCCAGTTCATGTTACCGCAGACGCAGCAGAAAGGATATTAAACAATGGAATAAGAAGCTCTACTTCTTACACTTACGCAAGTGATTTGATAGAAGAAAAGACGATGATTGATTGGCAGAGGGAATGGTCAAAAGGCGGTAACTGGATTGGCTACTTTGAATCAATACAAAAAGACAATGGGATAGAAGAGTTGTCTCAAGACTCTTTGTTTAAAAAACTTGAGGAAGACAAGAAAAATGAAACCAGAGAAGAATTTGCTTCTGTATACGATCCCCTTGATAATGTTTCAGTGATTGCAGCAGGATTTTACGACGAAAAATTTGACAACACCGTTAAAGTTATAGCAGGCGGCGGAAGAAAAATAGCAGAGGCACAACAGATATGGGATCAATTTAGGTTTGGTTATCACAATTATGAATCGGTAAAAAATATATTTCAAAAAACATATGGACTAGATCCAGATAATAATGAAGAATCAGATGACCCATTATTCAAAATGATAACAGGAAAAGACAAAATTGTATTTGAGGATTTTAATGCCGATAAAAGCGGATCTGAATTCAATACCTTACTTGGAACCGACTGGATAATGTCGATCAATCAAGCAGCCTCGGTTACATCTGCCGTTGAAATAGCCATGAATGAATATGTTGATGGTGGAGTAAGTGAATTGGATGAAAGCAAAAAACCAATTATAAATAAAGACCAGGGATTAATTGATATATATAATTTCTTATTAAAGAAAAAACTTGATGGACTGATTTCCTTAGTAAAAAACCATTTTCAAACCTATGAGTATGCTGACATAGCAGCAGAACCCGACTTTGATCCAAGAAACATAAAATCCGAAGAAGACGCACTTAATCTTCTTAAAAATATTAAAACACCCAAACAACTTTATCTTTTGTTGGTTGGTATATTCAGGCAGAAACTTTGGTCAGATCCATACGCTAGAGCTTGGCTAGTTTTGAGAGTTGACAAAAAGAGATTCAGCGCAACTGGACTTGCAGCCGCTGTTCAAGTTGCCGTTCCACTTGCTGGTGTCTTTGATCTATTTGGTAATGAAAATGATCAATGGAGTTTTAGGCCGATAGATAATATATTTGCACAGTTTATTAATTATGAAAGAGAATACGCAACCGATAGCAATGCTTTCATAAAGCTACTAAAAGAAAATGCAAAGGCGGGAAACAACGCAGGCAACTGGGTTACCGGAATTATGGAAGATGTTGATAACTTTTGGGATAAAAACATAGGGCCTATCATTACAGCCTTTGACACGGCCTTGGGCAATATGCTAAATATGTTTAGAATGTCAATGGCTCAAATGGGTTATGGTCTTAAGGAGCTTGAAAACTTTACCAAGCAAGCGAACATTCTAAATAAGGCATATAACGACTCTATTTATTATTCACTTGGTAGACCTGGGACCTTGCTCAGGGCCGTTGATAACCCGTTCACCAGAGAGTATGGTGAACCTGTTGTTGAAATAAGGGAATCATTTCAAAGAGTGCATTACCTTAGCTCATTTAGTCACATCATTTCTAATAATATAAAAGAAAATTTTCAACGGGATTGCCACTCAAATAACAGCGGTGTCAGATGGCAAATTTCCAGTGACAGTATCGCTTGATAAATCAGTAACGTCAGAGAAGCAAGTTGAAAAAACTGTTGAAACTGGGCTTTATTGGGACAATCCAAAAGGCGAAGGAGTTTTTGGTATACTTCATCCTATATTCCATCCTCTGGAAACCGCAAGAGGAATAGCAAAAAATGTGCAAGGAGAACCAGATGAGTTGACCGCAAGAAGAGTTGCTCTTTCGTATTTGAAAGATAATCTGAAAGACATTTATGGTGGAGAGATAATGGTAATTGGTAATGCAGACATAAGGCCGCACGATCTTGTTTATTTGGCAGACGTGTACAATAGGATGTATGGTATGTTTGAGGTTGAGCAGATAGTTCATCACTTCACTCCGGAAATGGGTTTTATCACAAGTATTACCCCCAATGCACTTGTTACGGTCAATGATCCAGCTAGATGGTTTATGACTTCTTGGCTTGGTTCTTGGTTGAGCACTCAAAATTTCAGAAACGACACTAGATTACTTTTGGCTAATGAGTCAAATAATGCAAGACTGACGACCAATGGAGATGTTTCAATAGAAAATCTTGCCCTCATGCTTAAGGATCAAATGGTTGGCGGCATGCAATATACCCATGGTCACTCGGCGCTACTTAAGGATATACAAGCGAATCAGCTGGCAGATTCGATGCCGGAAACACAAGAGCAAATAAAGCAGTTGATTAAAAACCAAACTGGAAAAACTGAAGGGATGAGTGCAGTTGCGGCGGTGACCTCTTCCCTGGTTATGCCGGCAGTAACTGCTGGCGCAACCGCTGCAGCCACTATTTTTGGAACCCCCCTGGCTGGAGCGGCCGTTGCCGCAGGCTTGACGCTGGCAACTGACGCTGCATGGAGTGCATGGAAGTGGGTTAGAAACCATATCTTAGATCAGCACGGCTGCTACATTCAATATTTAAACAAGAATGGTCAGGCGATGGATGCTGGTTTGGCCAACTTTCAGGGCATGGTGGTTGGTAAGCATCATTCAATCAAGCTTCTCCCCGGAGTGCTCGGCGTAAGAACCAAAACAAAAACGGCAGAAGGTCACGCTTACATTAGGAGCGATGATCTCCTGAGAAGCATGGGCTGGAGAGAAAAAGAAATATCGGATTTGGTAAGATATACAAGTTTGGAAAATGCAGTAGTGCATGCAGAACTTTTGAAATATTCTGGTCTTGGACCGGAAAAAACAGGATTAAATCAAAGCTTTAAGGTTATAGCAAAGGTTGTTCACATTGTTGACGGTGACACAATTGATGTTCAAGATGTGCTCAATCCGGAGAAAGGCATAAGTGTAGATGAAAAGCGCCAAGGTAATCCTGATGGAAAATCTAAAAAAGCGGCCGATTATAGAATTAGATTTGAGGGAATTCAAGCAGCAGAACTACAAAAGCTGTCGGTATATCCGGGTGAGGTAGGAATTGTTAATCCAAATTCCGAGGGAGCAAAGTCGTATAACTATACTAAAGAAGCTTTATTGGGTAAATTAATTGTACTGAGAATAAATCCCAATGATCCATCAAGAATATTAACCGCTGATGATATTGAAGCCGGGGCAAAAGAAAATAATCCGGGAAATTACGCTGTCGCAAAAACTGGGAAAAACAATAAAGACTCTAACGATAGATATATGGCTTCTATCTTTTATAGGGTAGACTCCATGAGGGAAGAAGCTATAATTAACAAGGTTAGAGGTATATTCTTGAGAATTCCAGAAAGTACATCAAACAGCATAGCTTATGTAAGGGATAAGACAAAAGAATTAATTTCTTTAAATAGTGTCATTGAAACACGATTCAGCATCATTTTTGATGCCATGATTGAGCAGCAAAAACAAGTTACGGATTACATTTACTTCAAGGTAACAGGAGCTGATGATCCACTCAACAGTCTTACCGCCACAGAAAGAGCCGTATTTGATGCCGCAGTAGGTATTCTAATACTTCAAGATGTGTATTCTACGGCCTCGGAATGGCCATATGTTGGCTGGGATGAGTACTATCCAGATGGTAGTCCAATTACACTCAACTGGGAGCTGGTTGTAAATGGTTTGGCTAGAGTATATACGGAGACTTTAAATTTGATTAAAGGACCGGCTCTACTTGATCCATCTAGGGCAATTCCAATCCCTAGAGAGATAGAACGATAGGTAAAAAATGTCAGATTATCCAATAGATATAACAGATTTAACCAGTACAAAGAGTATAACGGAAAAAATTGGTTCTTCCTTTTACCCAAATGGTGAATTGATAATCAAAAATACAAGCCTTTCTCAACAGCCATATCAGGATAGGTCGCTAAGAAGCGCAGATCCAACAAAACTTTTGCAGGGAGACGGGCTGTATAGAAATCCGGCATACGCGATAAACGCGTACGCACAATCAACTCAATCGGCACTGCATCGGCATTATCGCGGCACAAGCAGATATAGATGACAATGTAAAGATACTTGATCCCAATGATCCATCGGGCAAGAACGTCTTGACCGGAGCAGCAGCAAGAGCAGAAATAGCAAAGAACTCAATTCTATATACTGGCTATGCCCCAAATGGTTTTGATGTAGCGTTAAAAGCGCTAAACGATAGTGTCATAAATTCTACCACAACATCCACAGATGGTTCTAGCGGTTTTGTTGATACGCAAACTCGGCGGTCTTTTGGCTCACAGTCAAAAAGGTTATCATTCTTCGAGCGGAGGAATAACACTGAATGGTGGATCAAGGCCAATAGCCTTGCAGGATATTCTTACGGAAAAAGAAATAGAAACATACATAACAAAAACTAAAGAGTTGAACGATAAAGCAAACTTTGCGGGAAATATTACCACATTCAACATAGATTTCAGCACAAATTCAAAAGGTCAATCACTTGGCTCCTTGGGTTTTGAGATAAAACAATCTGGAAATTATGTCTCAGGTTCTTATGAATCTCTGCCTGTACCCAAGGATTTTTTAGGTACAGGAAAAAAAACTTGTTTCATGGCAGCCGCCTTAATAGAGATGATGTTGCAATTGACGAACAAAATATACATTAAAGCAGATACTGGAACTGGTAGGGGTTTGGTTGGAGCAAATTTTAGTGAATTAACAGCCGATAGCAATAGTGTTAGCGATCACGCTTTTGGAAGAGGCTTGGACATAATGCAGATAGGGAATACTGCGGATGATTCAATTGACCTAGTTTCTAGTCTAGACAATTTTAGAAAAGGTTTAAATATTCTTTTGACAAATTTACAGACTCTTTCAAAAGAACTTCATCCCGACCTAATTATTATTCACGATCAATTAGCTGAAGAATTTGGAATATTAGAAACTGGAATAGAGGGCGCCAACGCAGCGATTAGAACTAAGTATCCACTATTAGCTCCATTTATAAATTTTGCAACTGATTCTTCTCATAGAAATCACATACATATAAGCTGGTCAGCACAGAGAGCAGGATCTTTTATTACCCCAGAAATAGCTCAACAACTTACAGGGTCCACTTCAACGGGCGGCTCCTCAGTTCCTTCAACAGTATCTTTAGATAAATTTAAAAAAAGTTATTTTGATCAACCTGGTGCAACATTCAGCGCAGATGAGGTGATGTATCTGCTTTCAACATCGGGAATTTTTGGTGATGAAGTTGCCGCAATATTTGTTGGCATTGGAGAAAGAGAATCTCGTTGGCGACCGGGTGCACTAAACGAGAATAAGACTGGAAGTGGAGATTTTTCTTTTGGAGCTTTTCAATGCAATCTTCTGCCTGCTGCGCACGGTAAAAAAATGTTTATTCTCAAATACGATGCTACAGGACAGCCGTACGACCAAACTGTACTTGGCGTCAAACTGGCGTATGCGATTGATGACGATAATAATGTCGAATCGCTTAGTAAAAAAGTTGTAGAAAAAGCAACAAAATCAACTGTTGACAAAAGAATATTTATACCCTACAATCAAGCTTGGATGCTTGGCACGGTTGCTGCTGGGCAAACTGAGGTGGCAAAAGCATTAAAGGGAAAGCCAATTGATTCTTATGTGTTTACTGCATGGGGGGATTACAACAATAAAAATGGAACACCAAGGTCAACTGTTGGATTTATTTTTAAGGTTAAATTTACCACAGTAGCTAACTCCTATAAATTAAAAGGTAAATCAGAAGATTCGCTAAAAGCTTGGATAAGAAAGAACTTTAAAAACAAGAGACCATATTCCTATATTGAAAAATGGATGAGTGGAACTGTGTTTGAAGACGATGGAACGGAAATTTAAGGAGAAATCATGCCAGGAAATTATCCCAAATTTGACAAAAAAATCACAGATCATATTGATAGATCTAAATTTCTTCAAGTAAAAAATAGACCAGGAACTATCATGGTGTATAATGCACAAAATAATACGGCAACAGTATTGATAGATGAAAAGTTTTCTGACACGATCGGTAATGCCATGATAAATGTTCCGTGTCCTTTTACTTATGGAGTTCAATCCGCAGCCCCGTCTCCGGGAACACGTTGCCTAGTAGGATTTAGGGATGAGCATGAGGAAGAAGCATATATAATTATGTACTATAATGAACCTCGTTCATATAAAAATTCTAGAAATTTAAATATATATACTGGCATACCAAAGTTTATGGAGTAAAATGAACAACTATTATCAAGAAAATTCAAATGCGTCGAAACCATTTAATGAAAGTTTGGAAATTAAAAGAAGAACAGAATTTTCCCATAGAGAAGTTGGCCTAACGCATCCTGACAACAACGCCTTTATTAGGATAGCAGATGGTGGATCAATAGAAATTTTTGCCGCTCCTGGAATAGGGATAATTATTAATCCCAACACAAGAAGCATATCTCTTCATGCGGATTCTATAAAGATTTTTTCAAAAGAAGATGATGGTTTAAGATGGAATGATAAGTCTTTTAATCCGGCATCTGACGTTTACAATGAGCCCTCTTTAATCAAAACAGGGGATTTTTTAAACAATCCAGCATATCATAGGGTTAATTATTATTTAAATAATATACAAGAATTTGAACAGAGTAAGCAGAATAATCCGGTTACTATAAGCGGTAAGTATGCCTTGGGAAGTCAGAGTAATGAACAGGTTACCTCGGGTAGCACTAGTGGGTTTACTTCTGAGCAAATAGCCCTTATTGACTCATACGCAAAGGATCATACGCAGGAAGAAGTTTCAGTTCTTAAAAGAATGATGCATTCGGGATATTCTTATCAGGAATCTTTAAATAAAATAAATGAAAAAGACTTTAATATGGCAGACAACTCAAAAAATTTTCCATGGATTAAAAGTGATTTGGATAAATAATGCCCGACTTTTATTTTGACTTGAGTGGAGATATTTTAATATCATCCAATAAGGATATAGCTATTACCCAAAGTCGAAGTCAAAGGGACATTCAACAAATATACATTAGATTAATGACTGAACCCAATGATTTTATGCTTTACCCCAAGCTTGGTTGTGACCTTGGAATTCTGCGCGGCATGCCGCAAAACAGAATAACAGCAGATTTAGGAAAAAGAATTATAAGAGATTCATTAGAAAACGAATTAAAGGGCGGAATTTTTAGGGGGAGACTAATATCAATCGATGCAGTTCCGGTATCAGCAACGGGAATAAGATTTGATGTTCATATTGAAGATAATTCAACAGAACCAGTAACTCTTTCTGTTGTTCAAGAACTGTAATATAAAAGGAGTATAAAATGCCCATAGTCTATAGTAAAACAAAAACAGAAATATTAGGACGTATGATGAGGGCTCTGGAGGGCAACGGAATTACGGCAACTTATCCAGGTTCAATAGCAAGAGCGTTTGCGGAGTCTATTGCCATGGAGGTGGGGGACTTGTATGATGCTCTAAAGTTTGCAGTTGATCAAACATCTATTGCAACTGCGACCGGTAAATCATTAGATTTGATTGGAGAATTATATGGGGTTAGAAGAAGTACAATTACCCCAGAAGCCGAACAGGAAAGAGCAAGTTTTAATATCGAATTTTATATCTCAGCTCCAACATCTAGCAGTATCGTTATTCCGCAAGATACCCTAGTATTTAATGATGTAACAGAGTTTGCAGAAAGACAATATCAATATAAGCTTGCAGCCACTGTGATAATCGTTGCTGGAACCAATAAGGCATATGGAAGAATTGATCCGACATTTACCACCCAAGATTTCACGGCAGCAAAAAATACCTTAACTAAACATAATTTCGTGTCAACAGATGGCACTATAGTTTACTGCTCAAACCCAAAGGAAGTATATTCCATGCCGGGGATGGAAGGTGACGATAATTACAGAAGGCGAATAAGTATGTCGATTAAAGAAAGATCTTATGGCACCGCAGAATCTTTAAGGCTAAGCGCTCTAGCTATACCAGGCGTTAGGGACGTCAGAATTAGGGAGTCTTCGTACGGCCTTGGATCTTGTGATATAATTGTTGTTCCGGAATCTCAATCTCTTGATCCACTTTTTGTGCAAACACTAGCAGATAATCTTAGCGGAAAAAAACCAGTTGGAATAAAACTTAATATTAGAATAGCTGAAAGAGTTCCAATTAGCGTCGTCGCCAACATAGTTCTTCCACAGGGACTTGCACCGGCTGCAATAACAGCAATTGAATCGCAAGCTTCAACATTTGTTAAGAAGTATTTAAACTCTTTTACCATAGGAGGGTCTATAGCGTTCTCCGATATAGAAAGTGCAATTAGGACCTCTTCCGATTTCATTAGATCAGTCAATATATTAAGCGTAACCTCAAGGGGTCAAGAAGTGCCAAAGGGCGTATTTAGATTAAATTCCGAAAGAGAATACATAATTGCAGGCACAACTTCGATATTTTCTGTTATAATGTCTTCCCAGGGATATTAGTCTGAAAGAAAGGTAATCATGTCTGATAAAACATTTCTAATTACAAAGAATCATATAGTTAAGGCAAAAAATATGCGCCAAGCTAGAGGTCTGGTTGAGGGTGATGGGGATCTTCTCGGTGATATACTACTGGATGATTATGACATACAGGAAGTAGATGAGGGTCAAGCTTCTGAACACTTCTCTGCTGCAAAAAATTCATACTATAACTCATTTGATGAAGTTGACGAAATGATTATTAATCAACAAGAAGAGCAGGATTCTACTGTTGGAATTCAGTATTCTACTATGGATTTTTTGCGCTCAGAAAATAAAAGACTCGCAAAACAAGTTGAAAAACATAAGAATATTAGCGAGGAAGCTTCTCAAACAATATATAGAGCAGCCTATGACGCATTTGCAAACTTTAAACTTCCATCTATACGAAGAAAAACTCCAAGAAAATCAGGAAAAGGAACACCGGAAACAGCCGTAGTTGTTTTTTCTGATTGGCAATTGGGTAAAGTCACTCCAGACTACAACTCTCAGGTCTTGGCAAAAAGAATAGAATTATATACCGAAAAAATGATAGAGATAGCTGAAGTTCAAAGAGCAGATCATCCAGTAGATGATTTGCGCGTGTGGCTGCTTGGAGATATAGTTGAAGGTGAGGAGATATTCCCCGGCCAAAGTCATCTGATTGATTCTGGAATATACAGACAAGTGGGAATAAACGGTCCTGAAATTTTATCAGGATTTTTTAATGCGGCTTTGGAAAACTTTCAAAATGTATATGTTACTGGAATTATAGGAAATCATGGTTCTGTTGGCGGTAGAAACAAAAAAATGTATGATCCCGAATCAAACATGGATAGACTTTTATATAAAATATTAAGTCTAATTTTTTCTGAAAATAATAGAATAAAGTTTAATATACCCGATGGTCGCGGAGAAAGACACTGGTATGCCATAGATCGAATTGGGAACTATTCCACCCTGCTTATTCATGGGGATCAATTGCCATCACCAAGCTCTGTAACCGCATATGGTAGAAAGGTTTTGTCTTGGAAAGACGGTGCAATTCCAGAAGAGTTCCAAGATGTTTTTATGGGGCATTACCATCAGCAGACAAAAATGACTATAGGAAGTTCTATTTTAAGAATTTCTGGATCTACGGAAAGTTATAACACCTATGCACAAGAATATTTTAGCTCAATGAGTAGACCTTCTCAGCACCTTATGTTTATTCATCCTGAAAATGGTGTTACTTCCGAGTATTCAATTTGGTTAGACTCAATTTAATTAGGATAGTAAATGAAGACTTATTTTCTTGCTTTAAACAAATCTGATTTTAGCATAGACAATAATATCTGGACATCTAATACAATAGATCTTTATGCAAATAAATTTTACATAAACTATTCCACCTATAGGTCGTCCGCGGGAGAAAATATTTTAGGGGACCATACCCTCGTAGGAGCTTTGGGAAATCAGAATCAACAATCTACTATATCACAAGATTCTACACCGACAACTCTTGGTGAAATAATTTTAGATAAATCACAACGGTACTTTTTCACTATTTGATTCTGATCAAACAATCGATTCTGCTATTGTCTTCAATTTACAACAAGCTTCTCCCTACTGGATCCTCTCTCCCGATTCAAATTTAGCTCCATTCCAAAGGTTTGTTGATACAACATCAAGGGTAGACATACTTGGCTATAAGCATGCGTTTTCAAATCTTCCCGGCTTAGAAATACCAAGCATAAACTTAAAAATCTTTTCATCAAACAAAAGTTTACCAGCAGAATCTGAATGGCAACAATTGGCAAATACAGGTCAAGAAACAACGGTATTGTTTTTACAAGATGTTTCGAGATACTGTAAATTTGTAGTAGAAATCGATGCCGAGTCGGATATTTCTAATTGTAACTTTTTATTGTTGGTCCAAATAGAAATAAGCGAAATAATAAGTCCTTATATTACCGATCATGCAAGAAGTATTTTGTCCAGGTTTCCATCATGGACAAAAATTTATGGAGATTCTACCGAGAGAGCAATTCCAGAAACAGCACTTCCAAGAACAAATGCCGGTAGGTTAATTAATGCAATTATCGGAGAGGATTTTGACGACGTTGACGTCATGATATCCAGAATAGAACTTGATTCGTTCATTGGATTATCGGATCAAAAACAACCAGCATGGCTGTATGTTTATAGCGCAGTTAAACCAGGATTTGTTAAAGTGCTAGGTGATAACGTAGAATTGGCTAGAGTTTCTTCGATGAGGGAGCTTTTGGAGCAAAAAGATACCGATTGGGTTTTTTACTACAATTTCCTAACTTCTCAATTATATACATTAAAAAAAATAATCAATCTAAAAGTAGATGATACCTCATATAAAGCAGAAGTTGCACAAAACCTAAATAGTTTTGATGAATTTGGTTTGAAGGTAGGCTTACAGAGATTATATTTGGAATCAAATGCAAACTTTAGATTAAGAATACTTGATGTGTATCAGAATCCCCCCGCAATTAACGCAGAGGGTCTTAAGAAAACTCTCAGAAGAGAATTGGATATTTGGAGAGCATTTGATTCTACTCCAAATTCTGATTATCTCGGCGCTACTCCAGAGATTTTAGAAATGTCTGATATAGAAAAAGATATTAAATATTTTGGTTACGATAGAATTCCGACACAAGAGTTTAGAGATTTTGTAGAATATATTAACAGCCGATATCCGTCTAACCTTGGTTATATAAAATGGAATGATTCCTACTGGGATCCCGCCGGTAAAAGGGCTGAAGGATTTTCTCAAATACCGCAAATAACAGATAGCGCCACAAGCGACTATTACATTGAGGAATATCAGCAGGGCATTGGAGATTTTAATGATATAAAGATTAAGTTGGAAAAATTAGATTTTGGAACACAAAACCATTCAATTGGATTAAAAGCTTACGGTTTAATTAAAACTGGAATAGATAAGGCTCATGAACCCATAGACATCGTTTATGATACATATGTTTCTTATCGTGAAAACTACATTGATAATGATACAGCAACAATTTCTTACGATATAAAACTTACGTTGGGCCTGCACGGCGATGTGCAAAACGATTCTGTATATACCGCTAGATATGAATCTCTTGTAAAAAACGAATACGACGCAACGATAAACGAATATATGTCTAAAAATGTGTTTAATCCTTCCGGATTTACAAATGGAGAATCTATATACTATGATTCTGCAGGAGCGCCATATTCAAACACCCTTGCAGCAAACGCGACAGAATCATACGCACTTACAGAAATACCGTTGTTTGCGGTAAAATCGATGCAAATTGATTTTATTTCAGCTAAAAATTCCACAGGAACCACAGGAGATTATGGCAAAATAGGCTTCTTGGATTCAGTTCCCAGTACCTTTTCCAATCAGGGGTCTACATCTATTTCAAAAACTTCAAATCAAATAAACGATTCTATTTATGCAACAAAATTAAAAATTATCTCCAACATTAATGACGCCTTAAAAACAAGAATAGTTAATACTCCCAAGATAAGATCGGATAGGTTTGCAAATAAAATTAATATTTCTAATGACATAAGTAAAAAGTCAGACCTTGTGATTAAACCTTTTGATTTAATTAAACACTTTGTTCTTCCGAACGGAGCAATTCCGCTTTATTTTCACATAGAAAACGTTGTTGAAGATTCATATGATCTAGACACATCATCTAGCCCTTATCAGGGTTATGGCGGAATATCATTAAACAAAAATGATGGAAAAAAATATCTTTTGTCATCACAAGATAATATTAGATTTCATTTTATAAGTCCAAACTTTTCTACACCACATTTACACGATCACTATATTGATACAACCGATTCGTCAACCGCTAATTATCGATTTATTGATGTCAAATTTCCCTACCATGCCACACCAAATTTACTAGCCGTTTCTGCAACGCCCAGCATTTTTTATCCATTTGATTATTCTACTTGGATTAATTTTGATGCGGACTACACTCAGCAAATCGAGTTTTCAATATCAGATAATGGCATAGTCTCTTCCTCAGCTACGGTTAATTATGACCTACAAAATAATACTATCAGTAGCCTAATTGGTTGTTTTGATTTTAGAAGATATGATTTTGGTTTTGATCAAGGAGTTGATTCTTCAGACATACTGATTTATGCGCTCAAAGCAATTAATGAAAATGATGACATATTTGTTGACGTTGATTATGTATCTCCCATATTCGAAACATTAGATAATAATATTTTAGATTCTTCTTCTAATCTGCAAGCCAATTATCTTGATGCGGCGGTTGGCACAAACGATGCAACGCCGTACGGACTGCTTAACTACTATGATCCGATTTTAGAAGAATACATATCAAAGGGAATAAAAATATACGCTATTGTTTCTAGCGTTGGAAATGAAAAAATTCATCCAACAATAGAGAGTGGACACATATATCAAAACGGTACTCCATACTATCTTTACGCAGATCAGAATTCTCAAAGCTTCTACAATAAATCTGAAATTGTATTAAATTCAGTTGCAAGACAGGGAGCTCCCATAATAGTAAGGGTAAACGAAAAAGAATATTTACAAGTTTCTTTTGCTGACGAAACAAATCCCGCAGAACTTTCTTATCACAACATAGAATATATTAAGGCTATATACGACGACTACCTAGCTCTTGCATACTCAAATGTTTTTGATGTATCAATTGTAGACACATATACTGGAAAAATAATTGTCGAGAATGAATCATCTAGTTCAAATGTAATAATATTCTATTCAATAAATAGTCCAACAATAAAATCTGGAAATACTTACAAGGTTAAATATAGGGTTAAAGATACTTTTTCTGTTGATAATCAATATTACAATGAAATAGACAAATCATATAGAACAAAGGTATCTTTATTGAGTACGCCAAACGGCGCGTATGATACTTATGTAGAATATGAGGGGTCTATTTTTGATTCAGATATTATTTATCCGTTTATTTCTTTAAATCCCCTCTATTCTGCATTAAACGAGGGTTACATATATTTGGCTGACAAAACCTATCCAGTGCAATCTGTTGATGTAATAATATCACCAAAAGAAATACTTGATAACAATAAAGAGTTGATTACAGTGAATATATTTAGCAAAGATATTAACGACAATCCTAAACCGTATATACCCTATGTTATTCAAGGTGATAATATTGCAGCAACCCCTAACCTTGTTACAACAGATCAAGACGGATATGCCTTGGCATATGTAGATTATATTGGCAATTCGGTGGCAACTCCAAGCACTAGGTACATGTACGTGTCCGGGTTGCATAACGAGGAATATAATGATGGTCCACTAACATCAGCTACGGTAAATTATTATATAAAGCCAGTCACAATAACGTACGAAAAACTTTCTGCAGAAGTAACTAAAAAGATAGTTAATGCAGATGGACAGGAGGCTATTAACATATACGGTTCCGCAACGCCAAACGCAAAAGTGTATTGGAGAAGGGGTAGAAACTTATTTGAAGCGTTCAACACACAATATAGCAGCAGCTCTTCCGAACCTGGGCAAGACGGAAGATCGGGAATGGTTACTGCAAATGATCTTGGAGAATTTATAATTGGCCCCTACAGGGCACAAAACGATGCCACTCCGGGCTACTGGTTTGTGGCGGTTGACACCGAAATGTCCACTCTGCCTCAGGTAAATCCCAATACAGTGGCTGGAGACATAGTCTACTGGTATGAGAGATATGATGTTAATCAGTCAAATTCTTCAGAAGCGGTTCTTTCGGCATATCAGGGCGCAAACGTAAACTATTACCACTATTTAACTGATTCTTCTTTTAAAAAGGACTTTGAAACACAAGAGGTTTACTATGAAGATGTATTCCAAAACACGTGGAATCTTCCAAGATGGTATCCAATCAGCAGATATACTCAATATCAAATGGGACTTTTGGGTGCAACGCCGTATGTAATTGAAACTTATGAAAATTTGCATCCAGATTATGAAGAGGAATAAAAATGAAATCCTTTAGCAAACTCCTGCCCCTTGACCAGGTAGAGCCATCAATTAAAAGGGGTGATTCACTGCCGGTAGATTCGGTTAATCTTGGGTGGTATAGTGCAGATGAGGTCACGCCAGAAAACTTTCTTTCCGTGTTAGATCTTTCAAATACAATACCGGAAAACGGCAGTCAGATAAGAGCCTTAAACGATGACTTTTCAATGTATGCAGATGAGTTTGGGGTTTTAAGATATTTAAAAAACAATTCAGAATTACATCAATCAAAACATTCTCCAATTGTAAAAAATTCAGAAGTATCTATTAGCAATTTAATTATTAATAAAACTGAACAAGTTAAACAACCATACAATTTCACCAACGCTTCAAACTTTGAAGATCTGAAGTTTGCACACAGCGTATACGTTAGTAGATTTTATACAATACTGGCAGGAACTGGTTCAGCATATACGGGAATCGAAACGTCTCCGGCAGTTAACGATCCAGATAGGTATAACATTAGGGTAGTTGATGATTCTGGAAACAAATATGCAGACGAGTATGGCGAGCCTAAATATAGAATTCATATAGAAAAATATCCAAACATAATAAAAAATTCTTCATTAGATTTTTATAAAATAATTGTCTTGATGGATTCGCCAGATCCAGTAAATCTATATTTAATTTATGACAAATACGAAAAGAATTCAAGTGGGATACCATACAATCAGTTTTTAAACTATAGGGAGTACATTAACGCTGTTCCGGCATACACTTATGTCGTAGAAGAGTCAGAAGTCATCGATCCTAGCTCGATTAACAAAAGAGTTTATTCAACGCAAATGTTTGCACATAAAGAAAATAAGCTATTGAAAAACAAAACAAATGATGATGGATGGAAAATTGTAACTCCCAAAAAAGCCATACAAGATCCTAGAACATTTCAAAACTTCAATTGGAGATTGTTGGCAAAAATTAACTACAACTTCAGCAAGAACAAAGATATTCACGAAAGTGCAGAGAGGGCAAGATTAAATGTGGCCGTTCTGTATTCTGGATTGATAGAAAATATAGAAAATCCATATGTTTTTGCAAACTTGGAGGAGTCTGTAATCAATCAACAAAATTTCTTGTTTGAAAATCCATTAGCCAATATAGGATCAAAGAAAAACGAAAGACTGTATTGGGCATTAAACATAGACACTATTTTTTCTCCGACAACAAACGTTAGTGATTTAGACGTATTCTCTTATGATTTTTTAATTTGGAGTCCGAATAAGCAAATAAATGAACATCAAAAAAGAACAATTGATCTACTGTTATCCAACGGGGTTTCGATATTCATTGACTGCTCAAATCTTGATCAGGCTAGCCTTACCGCTTCTGGTCTCAGTAATTTTGATTTTACCCTTTCGTCAATAGAAAACAACACCGGTTTAATTAAAATTGTCGATGAGTACGTGAATGGAGATGAATCATTCAACGCCTGGGACATGGCTGAATATAATGAATCTTCGATAGGTAATTTTGGTATATTTGGAGATAGAAAAAACATTCTCTCTAATAATTCAATTTACAAAATAAGAGCATTCAATGGAAGTCCGGAAAGTTCAGATGGTTCAGCAAGATCTATATCCTATTTACAAGATGGAAACAATAAGTACTCTACAATACTAAGGGATAAGTATAATTCTGCCTCTGAATTTTCTGCATTTTCGATTTTTTGCCTTAATTCATTCCTAACATTTATAAATGATAATTATGGTGGGGGTGGACTTCTTGTTTCCGGGAAAAATAATGGATCAACAAACAAATTTCCAGTCGGAGTAGCTGGTAGTCAAACAGGATCTTTGAGTGAGGCAGTCATAGGTCCAAACAAAATGTTTTACAATATAATTTGTGAGTCAAACAAAAACAAGGTAAACAGTAGGCAGCAATATTCTGAGGATTCTGTTATAGTTTGGAATATTTCTCCTTGGAGAAACTCATGGACAATTAATGCAAGACCAGATGAAAAAGGTGACGTTACCGTCCTGTTTGATGATGAAAAAAAGGCTTTTAAGTTCGGAATGAAAATGCCAGAATCAATGCCCCCGCAGGATGGCATTACTCTTCAGGTAATGAAAAACTTTTTTTGTCGAGAAATTAACAGTTCCATAGGGGAACTTTTGATACAGGATTTTGAAGCAACCTCAAATGAGGTGGATGCGGCGACGATGATAAATCCCGACTTTAGCAACGTCGACTTTTATATAGAGTGTACAAATGATAACGTCAAATTTCTCAACTTTGATAAAATAGATAACAGCAATTACATTTTTGCAAATGTAAAAACTTCCTACAGCATACATCAAATTTCAAGTGCTGCAAAAAACAAACTTGCAGGATCAGGCTTGTCCGTGGATGCATACTCGATTGTCTACTCCAGACAGTTTGATCTTGATTCGATTTATTATCCCCATATAGTCTTGGACTATTCAGACTATTTGGCTCAGGTAAATTCAGTTATTAAAACACCAAGAGAATATTTACCAGGAAGTCAATTCGTTAGAGACTATGACTATAAGTTTAAAACACAGATTTTTGTTACAAAAGTTACAACGAATAGGTTTAGCTACGAGGTAAATTGGTCAAGTCCTTTTACTTTGGCCCTTGATGGAGAATCAAGCGGCGTAACCGTTACTACTAAAAATGCGATTGCGGAAATCGCGGAAGGACGATCTGCTGCAGATTACGGAGCTTATGATGATACCAAGTATCAGCAGATACCAGTCCAAAATAGGGAATCACCTTTTCATTTATACAGGTATCCAACAAATGTTTTTTCGGTCACTGACATTTTGTATAGAAAATTTGACAACATATCACACACAAGAAACAATTTTCATTACACAAATGATCTTCCGATAACACGCTATTGGGATGAGTATATGATTGGCAAAGCTGTTGGTTCAGATAAGGACTATTCTCCGTCGCCCAATCCCGGCGGTGGGGGTGGCGGCGTTGCTGGCGGCGTAGATACGGCCCAGGTGATGATGTCTGACGATAGCAGTGGTAATAACGCAAAGGTATACAATACAGTTCTTTTTCCAAATATTGCGAAATCGACTGCAAACAAGGGCATAATAGCTCGGAAAAACAAAAAAAAATGGACTGTACTCTTGGAAAAAAGTCCAGAATCAGGATAAGATTTGGTGGTTTTACGATTCAGCTCAGGGTTATGGCGGTAAGCGTAGTGAGTTCAAAACACTTGAGGATATGTTTTTGATTTGGGAATCAAAATTAAACAACTTGACTACAACGCTTCATGTCAAAAATTTAGGGGTAACCCTTACTCTTCAGCAGAAAATTGACATAATACATAAGACATACGAATCAACTGACAACTTTTTGAGAATACCATTACCGACGGGTCGGTGAGCGCCTGATTAAGATATCTAAAATCTTTTCAGGAGCAATTTCTACATTGCTGGGCTCTACTACAGGAATACTACGGCTCTTTACCCGACGACACAACTGGCATAGCCATATTTGATATATTATTTAATAGATTTTTAAATGTGTATCAAATTTATGAACCAGTTATCCAATCCCCAGGTGGCGGTGGCGGTGGTCGTATTACTGGCTCTGAGAAAGGCGGCGGCGGCGGAGGTGGCGGCGGTGGAGCTCGAACCACGACTCCAGGCAAATCAAAGTTAGGGATGTCAACAAGCTACATATTGTATGTTCAATATACTCTTTCTAAAAATAATATTGCCATTACGTTGAATGGAGTATATGATGCAAAAACGGCAGACGCAGTTAGACAATTTCAGTCGAAGAAAAAATTAAACAAAATAGATTCAATAGTTGATTCTGAAACTAAATCAATTTTGGGATTATACTGGCTTAATCTATACAAATATGACAGATCAAAATATCAGTCGCAATTAAATGGGGCACCAAAGGACGCAATAAAGTTTATAGCAGCTGCAGTCTTGTATTCCGATATCCAAAGTGCCTATGACGGATCTGAATCTACCGAATATAGAAGGATAAGCTATACCGGAGTGCCCGGTCCAACGACGGTGGTTGATCATATTGTTTTGGAAATTCCAGAAGTTGAAAAACAATCTGGAGAAAAAATGGACTGGCAAACGATATCGGCAATCAACATCACTTCGGGCAGTTGGCCGGTTAGGGTCAGAAAAGTTTGGATGTATGAAGACGATCTTGGGCTTGGGGAGCAAAGAGTTCCAGAATTCAATGAAGGTGCGACTAGGGCGAAACCACAAAATACTTTTGTAATTGACAGGTTGATTTCGCCAAATGAAAAATTTTCCATAAACGTCCCAGATGCAAATAATAGGAACATAAAATATGTTATGTTAGAGGTTGTCGGGGAATCTTTGACAAATCAAGATAAGGAAACCTACGGCCCCCACGCCGAAGGGTTTTCCATTAAAGATGTTAGTTTCAGGATTGCCACTCCAGTTCCGGGTAAAAGTGGAAGTCCACCTCAAACAGAAAGTGGCAATTTTAAATTTACTGCAACCGCATCAGGTTCAATCACCGGAGAAACAAATATTACCTCTGGTGATTTTGGAGTTTTTAAATTGGCTTCAGCCGCCGATGCCAACGCATATCCGGGTTCTACAATAAATTCTATTAGCTTAACTTCATTGAATATAAGGGCAAACGCAGTAGATAAAGATGGAAAAGTAATTTTGGACGCAGAAGGAAAGCCTGTAACTGTAGATTTTACGCATACTTTAAATGATCCATCAATTTATACTCCATCGACTGGTTTTAAGAATAGTGATATTGTTTTCATCAGAGATGGAGTGACATATACAATAGAACCCCCTTCGCAAACAACTGGTTTTTCTGGAATAAATCCGAGCATAACTTCGGTTGATCGTACGGGCGGGCCCACCGGTACGGTAACACTTAGTTCATCAGATGTTAATTCACAATTTAGTGTATTAAAAAATATGGCACCTATATATCAGGTTGTTACCACAAACGGTGTGCAGGTAGATTCTCAAGAGTTTTCAGAAGAATATGATGTTTCAAATTATTATGTTGCCGATGCAGACGTAAATGGTTTGAATAGCAAGCAAGATAAAAAGAGATCAATTAATGTCAAGGATGGAGTTGTTGTTTTGACAGATAGTTTGGGAAATCCAATAGGGATACCAAATTATTCCAAGTTTATTCAACCGCTAGATGCATCAACGAAGACAACAGTAGATGTTTCTTTTGGTAATACAATCTTAAAATGGGATTTAAAAGACTCAAATGGAAGCTCGCTGCCCGCACCTGACGGATTACAGTGGGGTTTCTACAATATAAAAACCAGACAGTTTTTAGGTAAAAAGTATACTTATCAATATTATATGAAAAATAAGAGGGATATATACATAGGTTTGATTGCCTATGACGCAGACAAAGAATCCATAACCACTGAGAATATTATTGGAATAGAAAATAGAACAGGTACGTTGAGAGAGTTTCAATTTCCGGCAAAGATGGTTTGCCCTATATATTCGGTCAGGTTAAGCGACAGGTCTAAAATCGCAATCTCCAACCCACCCAAGGATCTAACTAAATTTGACAATTGGTTTATAAACCTGAGCAGAGGTAGATTTTATAAAAAAATTAACATACCAACCAACGGAATATATACTGATTGGAGAAAAGACTATAAAGGGCAAACCGTAAGGTGCTTTTACGATACTACCAATATACCAATACCCTCTTCAGGAATATTTGGATCTGGTTATTATGATATCTTAGATGAGAATCCTATTGTTGTATCAAGAAATGAGATAAAACTAAGGCATGGTTCATTTCATGTTACTCAAGAATTGACCAACAAGCCAAATATAAACACCTACTACACAGATGCCGGATCAATTGAATGTTGGGTTGACATAAAAATAAAAGATTCCAACAATCAATGGCAAGAAGTTGGTGATGATCAAATCAAGAATTATAATAAACATTTGGGATTGATTTATTTTGACAACGAAATAGTTCCGTCTAATCCTAAAAATATAATGGTAAGCTATGTGGTTAAGAATCCCAATATAATGGTATATAGTATAAATAAAAAACAAATTCTTAGCAATCCGTTTATGGCAAACATGTCAAAGCAATATCGGAGACAAAATTGAGATCCTTAATGGCGCGATTAGGACTGATATTCCAACTCATTTTTACATACTTCCATGTAGGGTGGAGTATATAGAAAATGGTGAATATTTTGAAATAAAGCAATTTATAAAACCAACAAATTTTTTAAATTTTACCTACGATTATTCTTTGTTTAATTCAAGAAAAGTTTCCTACGATCCTCTTGCGCTTCATATTGGTACTGTATCTACGAATAAAAAATTTACTTTTGACCAAATCAATATAAGAGATTTAAGACTAAAAGGTGGCGGCGTAAAACCGCTTGAGAACACAACTAAATTATTGGACCAAAAACCAAATATATTAAACTTTTCTGATCTTTATTCTGGTAAAGGCTACCTATATCCCAATGGTGGATATGTTATAATTAAAATACCCAAAGAAGTGAAAGACAATTTTATTTCCAAAGAAGAAGTTTATAATATAGTAAGATCGAACTTAACTGCCGGTATCGCGTTTGATATTCAGGACATGGACGGAAACGACTGGAATACAGTATAATGTTGACTCAATTAAGCGAAAACATATCCTCTTTCAATAGACAATCAAGAAGGACCGTTAGTGAAATTTTGTCCGAATCCGTTGTTGAAAAGGCGCAAATAGGGAATCTTTTAAATAAAATAGGATCATTTTCTAGTGCGGCAAGCTATATTCCAAGCTTGATTAACTCCTTAAGTGTTATACAAAAAGAACCAATGATTGACTTATTCAGAGATATCGATTTAAGAATTAAATCAACCTACGATATTTCAAGAACATTATCGATACTTACATCTTCCATGTCTTCTATTTTCTCTGGAGAAATTCAAAAATTAGAAAAAGATATTTCCTATCTTGAATCTTATATAGATAAATGGAGTTTTCTTTCCGGAGAAGAAGACTTGTATGATCATACTTTTGTAGAAAATTTTGATAATGATTCCAATTCCCAAATATACTCAGACGCCATGCACATTATTCCGGATAGATCTGGAGTTCCTTTTGGGCAAAGGGAGAATTGTTTTGTAGATTCTTTTAGTGGAACCTTAAAATATTCTGAAAATTATGAGAAAAAATTAATTAATTTAGACATTAACGAAATTGAAAGCATCACTTATTACAGGAATTTTTCAGAAGAGTATATATCTAGCAATACTCGGAATAGAAAAAGTATTGAATTCCTCTTCAAATCATGTTTGGAATCTAACAGTTAAATCGCCTATGGTAATTCAAGAAAACATATTTGATCAAAGTATTTTTTCAAGTTTTAATTTAGAAAATGCAATTAGTCCATCAGCTCAAATAGGTATTGAAATTAAATTTAAAACAATAAAAGATATTGCCAGAATACGCATTACACCAAATATAAGTGATGATCTTGACCTTTTGCAAATATTTGTACAATCTACGAATACTACTTCATCAAATACACTTTCGTCTACTAGTTCAGGTAAGTATAAATTACTTCCTAATTCTTTAAGAATTAAAAATAGTGTAGACATAGAATTATCTGGAAATGAACCTGTAAAAAGTCTTGTTTTATTTTTTGGGCAAAGTAACTACTTAAGGACAAAAATAACCCCAATTCAATCAGAAATAAATGGAAAAATGGTTAATCAAATTTCTGCGGCAATAAGATCTTCAAGAAAAAAGAGTCATGATAAATTACAGGATTTGATAATTAAATATTTCTTAAAAGATTTTGCAGCTGATTATATAACTAGAAATAAAAAATTATATTATTATGATTATACAGATTATTATCCTAAAGATTATGAAGATTTTAATGTTGGCGTGATGGAGCAATTTAAGAACAAAAAATTCTTTTCAGACATTGATGATTTAAATCAGTTTAAAAATACAACTATATTGTCAAATATAGTGTTTTCAATAGTATCCTATTCTCTTGGATCAAAATTACGCTCCATGGTGAGTAGAGCTTATATAGAATCAAATTTAACAGACTTAGTTAAAGGTGTCTACAAATATGAATCTGGAGGAATAATACCATTATCTGATTCAAATAAGCCAGAAAACAATAGTCACTTCCTTGAAAATTCCATCGACCATGTTAGCGCAATGAGATCTTCTGAATTTTTTGACAATGTTGAAGACGCAGGAATGTATGAATACGTTTTTTCAATAAAAAATATATCATTCTTTTCAAAAGGTAACGAGTTTACGACCATGAGCACTTCAAACTTTTCTACATCCGCCCTTTCGAATAGGTCTTTTTTTGTGAGCAAAAAAATACCGACTGAAGGCCTTCCAATGAAAACAAAAATGTATGCAGAGTACTTTAATGAGCTAAATTATTTGGAAAATAATCCTCAATTTGATAATACGGGAGTTGAATTTAGTGTATCAATAAAAGATAATCCGATTTTTGAGGAAGATTGGCTGCCAATAATTCCGTATCAAGACACATTTATCAGAGGAGAAGTATTGTTCCCAAACCTTAGGGGGGAAGCATCCTTAAGGTTTTTGCCGAGGCAAGAGTCTCTTAGGTTATATGGAGATTCAACAGAGATTGTTTTTGGATCTTATAATATAAACGGAAAAAATATTCAAATATTAAATCACAATGCAAATAAAAAATATCATGTTTCGTATATTCCGGAAAATATTGATAATCACAAAGAGATATCTTTATTTTCTAAATCCTCGGCTAATCCAGTTTTGGTAAACGCATCTTTTAACGGCTTAAATGGTGAAAGGTTTGAAAAAACAAATTTAGACAAAACATGCAAACTAGCCTACGCACCATATATAAGTCAGGAAAAATTAGTCAATGCAGTTTATTCATCAATTAATGGAACGGTAACTACAAGTAAAAGTTCTTTTGGCAGTTTTGATTACTCAGGCTATTCTCCAGTCAAAATAATTTTTGAAGATGGATCTAATGCAATTAATCTGACAAATTACATCCTATCCAGCTCACAGGTTCCGAATTTTTATTCGTATGAATCTACACTTTTTGTTCATTCTGAGCAAACAATTTTATTTAATAAATTTATTGACAAATCGTTTAGGGTTTTCTATCAATATATACCCAATATTTTTAGATATAGGATAATTTTAAGAAGCATCAATAAGGGGGACGAAAACTATTCAATCGACAGACTTCTATTTAAATTCTCTCTTGACAAGGACATTGCAATAAATAATAATTTTCTTAAGTATGATAATAAATATAAAAAGAAATTCATATAAGGATTAGACATGGCTCAATTATCTACAGACACACTAGCGTATGCCCAAATAATATCTAAGGTTCAAAAATTTATTGAAGATTATTCTAATCTCAAAAACGTATCACCAAAAGATTATGACAAGGCATATCAAAAACTGCTGCAGGAAATAAACAAAAATATAGGTGGCGTAATGTCAAAGCCACTGACTTTACACAGGGGTGATATTCCAAGTTCTGAAATGTTCAATGAATTTGTATCTAATTTGTCCAATGATCTAAATATTGTTACAAATCAATTTGATACATTATCTGCAAATTATGTTAATACTTTTAATCTTTTTTCTAATAAAATAGAATCTGAAAAATCATTTTTAACCAGAGTAAGATCCAAGATAGATGTTTTAGAAATTTATTCCAAGGGTACTTCTATTAATATTAAATACTTCGGCGATTCTTTTAATGATTTGTCGATGGTTGAATCCTCTAAAATTACTCCCGGATATGTTCCCGATGTTTCAGATGGCTACGCTTCTCTTGCGAGAACGAACTCCAGCAGATGGAATGCCAAGGTCAGAATTGTAAATCAAAATTATAATGACTCAATTTCAAGTGAAGTAAAATTTGTAAAGACATCAAATGGTTTAAGGGGAAATCATTTTATTTTTGAAAATGACGGAAAAAATAATCCCTTTTTATATGAGAAGGACTCATCAATACTTAGATCAAATGAAAATTCAATGCTTGACAAAAGTGCTGCTACCTATTTTGAGTATGAAGCTATTCGACTTGAGGTTGTAAATCCATTGATACCTTCCGGCTCCGAGCAGGATAGGCCCGAGTATGAGTTTCAGTGCATGGGAAGCGGTGGCAAATACATTAATTGGGCCGCATTTGATACTTCAAAGCCGCTGAGTCTAACAATTGAGTTCACTAGCTCTTCAAAATCTGGAGAATACGTCAATACAATATCTATACTCCCATTTTTTGGCTATGACACGCAAGGCGCAAATGCTCTAATAAAAAATATAAAAGTAACATCAATTTTACTCTTGGATGAAACTAACAATAAAACTTACGAGTTGATAAAAAATGAGCCGATTGTGATTGGTTCCGACATCGCTTTAAAGACAATCCAGAATTATAAAAACTTTTTTTATAACAAAGGAATTGTAAATTTTGATGAAATAAAAGTTAATAAAATATATATTACATTGGAACAAAGCGAATTTAACAACACAACAATCAAACACGCATATTGGACACCATATGAGGTTGGCTCTTCGCAAAAATGGAAAAACCAAACAAGATTTAATCCATTATCCCTAATTTCTACACACAAAAATGAATCCATTTGGGACAAAAACCTTGTTATTCCACCCATTGATAATTTATCGGTACATAAAAGTTCTGCCAATAATCAAAAACAAGTGGTGATAACAGAAAAAGAATCTACTACGGGCAGTTCAAAATATCAAATAAAATTGACTTCTGGAAAAGAATCGTTTTATTGGTACAAAAAAGATAGTAATTTAAATATTGATCTATTTTCCACTAGGGATAAAGCAAATTGGTATGCAGAAAAAGGGTCTATGGACGCCACCATAAAAAGAATCGTCGATGGTATTCCGTCCACAGCATGTGTGTTGGTTGATCCAACCATAGATGTAGGAAAACAATTAGAAAATCTTAGAATAAAAATGAAGACAGTACAAGAGGATTCAAACTCTTCAACATTAATAATAACAACAGTCAATAATCATGGCTTATCTGTAAATTCTAAAGTCTATATTAGAGATAGATGGGGTGATGATCTGGATATATTGGCAACATTTAGAGTTGCACATGTAGACAGTCCAACACAATTTAGGGTAGGAATTTATCAAACCTTACAGTTCCCCGCACCTCCTCCAATCCCCTTAACTGATATAGAAAAAAACTTTGGAGTATGCCTCAAGGTTATAGATATTCCGCTTTCATCAAATATGTCTGTTGAAACGAATACAAATCCAATAGTCAAAGATAAAAAGGTATTTTTAAATCTTGTAAGAAATTTTGAATACCTTAAAGCAAAAAGAGCAAGCATCGGAATAAGAGATATTTCAATTGGCAAAGAATCCTACAGAGACAATGCGGAAATAATTTCAAAACCATTTTTTATTGACGGTCAATTGGAGCTATTAAGTTTAGAGGTTTCAGAATATATTCCGCAGACCAAGTTTGGGGAAGCCTCCATAAAATATTACATAAGCGTAGATGGGGGAAGCAAGTGGATTAAAATATCTCCAATTGGAAGAAGCTTTGAGGGAGTACCCGAAATACTGGCATTTAATCAAAATTTAAGCGATAATTTAACAATACCTCAAATAGCCTACTATAATGAACCAGATGTTCCAAATCCAATAAATTCTATTATACTCAAGGCAGTAATGCAAAAAAATAAACTATCAAATTCCACTCCAATACTTTATTGGTATAAGCTTGGTGCAAGGATAATTTAATTATGACAATAGAAAATATACAGAAAAAAAGATTTTTAGAGACAATATACAAAATATACTATTCACTTGGAAACAAGCCTAGTGAAAGTGAGATATCAACCATATTCGGAAGATATTTTAGTAGATATAGACCGGGATTTCCGATTCCAGTTCCTTATAACGACCTTTCTGCAAGTTCAATAATTGATGTTGAAAAAATTAATCAAATTACAGCACACACGTCTTTTAATGTAGATGTTTTATATGATTCTTTTCATGAACAAATTAGTGACTTATATGATCTAATAACGGCATTTAATTCTAGAATTGAAAGCCTTAAGTCTAGAAGAGCTGAATTAGAAAAAAATATAGATGACAAACTTTTTGCAATAAACAATACAGATGGATTTTACTATAGTCATACTAATGCCTTTAACAATACGGCTCTTACCGATTTATCAAAAACATCTGCTATTGTTGACGTATCAGCAAGAAAGTTAACTATTCCACAGTTAACTTCCGGAACATTTAATTATATTGGAAATATTATAAGCAAAGTTTCTAGCGCCTCGATCGAAATTTTTTTAGATGGCAAAAAAGTGTATGGCATTCCTTCCGTCAATTTGGCAAACGTATTTAATGGATTAAATAATTCTGAATGGAGGTATGCATTTCAATCTCCATCAATAGGTTTGTGTTCGCTAAAGATATCAATACCAATTTCATCCGCTGGAACAAACCTGTCTGGCATTTCTCTCGTAGAGGGTAGGTTAAATTCTAAGAAATCTGTTGATGTAGATGTGGTGATCAATAGGGTAAATGATATCGCAAATCCAATGACATTCTCAAAATCTGGCTCATCTGATTTTGATTCATTCTCTTTTTCATTTCCGACAACCGTTACTTCAAATATAGAATTATTCCTTACAAAAACAGAACCAGATTATATTCAAAATACTTCTAATCAAATTAATTACGTTTATGATTTTAGAATTAATGAGCTGATCATTACAGCCCCATACTACGATTCATCAGCCACTTTTGTCAGTCAACCAATATCATTGCCGGTAAATCAAAATAAAACTTTAACTATTGACTCCGTATATTTTGAGGCCAATCATCAGATTCCAAAAGGTACTTCAATAAATTATTATATAGCTGAAGAAAAGGGAAATGAAAAATTTATTAATGACTACAATTGGACGCAGGTATCGCCAGCTTCATTAAAAAATGCCTCAAACTCAAGTGTAGTTTCTTTTAAGGGGTCTAACAGAATTGAATCAAGAATAGTCCCCGCCACTACCAGCAGTATTCAATCTACAAAAAGTGAAATGACTAGAATTCCAAGATCAACCCAATACAATAATCCAATAAAAGACTTTTCCTATAGAAATGACGCTGTTCAAAATGGGTTTAGCGTTTATAGATTGGCAAAATTCCCGAAAGACACTGACCCATACGATGTTTATATGCTTGAAAATACCGAAAGCAATCAGGTGTTAGCCGCTTTGGTGACAGGCACGTCTCTGGGCAGGGATTCTTGGCAGCAAATTATCACCGGTGCCAGAAAAGACATTATCGCAAATAAATTTAATATCTCACTTGGTGATAATCAAGAATTTTATCAAGCCCAAAATGTTCCCTATGGTAGTATTTATATTTCTACAAATATTTATATGGAAAATTCTATAACAATGACCAAAAATTTTCTAAAGTCTTTATCCGCTCAATACTGGGATATCGAAGTTTATCTTAACGGTGTCTTAATTTCCGCAGGAGGAGCATTGTCTGCGGGAACACTTTTATCTTCCCTAACTTGGAATTTTAAAAAAGGTCAAAATTCAATTGTTTTAATAATTAACAAATCGACAAATGATTCACAGGGCGTTAAAACGCCGTTTAACGGGGCAATATCCCTGATGGAGGGAGTGTCACTTATTTCTATTCCAAATTCTGAAGTTTATCAAAACTACTTTTACTTTGTAAAGCAAGAAGATTTGCGCACTAAATATTCTAATATAGATAATGTATTTTCTGTAATAAATTATGAAAATAATTTAGAAATAATTTATAGAAGAACAGAGGAAATTAAAGACGGAACAAAAGTATATTATTTAACTAATAGTGAAAAATCTCCTGAATCAATCAGGGTTAGAGCAGATCTATTCAGGGGTGCTGATTCCTATTCTGCACCATCAGTAATCTCTTACACACTAAAGTTTAAGCATTAGGGGAGCCCATGGCAATATCACATTCAGATTTCAATAAAAGAGAAAACATCTTTGAACCCAATCTTCAGAGGCATAGGCTTACCTACAGGGGTCCAATACCTTCTAGTGTTTTAAACTTATTTAACGATCAATTCTTATTGGATATTAACAAACTTAAGTCTAAATTAGACGTATTAAGTAATCAAATAGATAATATATCAACAATGTTGGGAAATAATCTATATGCAGCTACTCCGGATTACTATTTAAATGAAGATTTAAAAATGACCATATATTCGCAGAACATCTATTATGACGAGGATAGCAACGAGTATATTGTTGAGCAGTCGACGCCTTATTTTAATGAAAGCCTAAGGTTTGAAAAATTCCAAAAAAACAGCGCTCATATAGATTGGTTAATGCGTAAACTTAGCTTAATCGAAGGCGCACTGCAGAAAGATAATTAGGAGATAAGATGTCAGAGTTTATTTACACTCAAAAAAAGCCCATTCAATATCATGGACCTATATCTAGTTCAGATTTTAATGAGCGCATAGAGCAAAATTATGCGGATTTAGTTTATCTTTATAATAAATATTCTGTTGTTGATAAAAAAATATCTGAAATAATTGAAAGAATAATAAAAGAAAATATCTTTTTATCTTCTGCAGTTAAAAATTTGGCTGATAGAATTAGGGTAATTGAAAGTATTAATACAAATCAACTTTCAATTCATTCCAAAAATCAAATAGACCTGGTGCCATTTATAAACACCCCTTACGCCATACCAGCTTCTCAAGCATTGGTCTTTAATGAGTATTATAATGACTTAACGCTCCCGCAAATCATTGGTTCATCTCATTCTAAAATTAAATATGTTAACGCCCTTAAGGGTCAGGTAGTCCCAGATTTTTTGGAAACAAGAATAGATCCAAATATTGCTGGAGGAGATGGAAGTGGAGCGTTTATAGATACCACCCCGGTTCAAAATGCATTCATCAATCAGCCAGATAAGGTGTGGAGAAGAAATGTTATTTTAAATGAACCCAATCCACTTGGCGTAAGCATGTTTTTCTACATAAAAATACCAACAGGATCAATTGGCAATTCTTTGAGTAATTGTGTGTCACTTTCTCCATTTCCCTCCAACGGAGTTGATATAATTAAAGTAGAATATACAACCGCTGCTAATCCGAGCATGTCGGATAAAGACGGTTATTATCCACTCAGTTACGGATATTACGATCAGGAATACGATGCCGTAGGTAAGGTGGCTCCAGGTGGCTGGTCGATAGTGGGATCCGATGCAATTATTAATTCTGGTCCTCAGAAGTTTTATTGCGCCGATAAAAAAATAACAGCCATTAGAGTTTTGTTAAGGCAAAGAAACTATATTAAAGAAAACAGCTCTTACGTTTACACGTATGGATTAAGCGATATAGACGTAAGATATGAAAAATTTATTGAGACAGGAAGAACTTTCATTAGATTTGACGCTCCCGCAGGAAAAACAATAAATGAAATCTTAAACGTTTCACCCAAAATATACACATTACCTCAGTCTCTTTTAAATAGTGTATTTTCCTATAGGATATTTTACCCATCTGGGTCAAACTATGTTTTAACAAACCCAAACACTTCAAGCCACGTTTATATAGAGGTAAGCCTAGCGATGCTTGAAAATAAGATACCCCCAGTTCTATCAGATTTAATTGTAGAAGTGAATTATAATCTGTAAGATATGGTGAAAAAGCATTATTGTTTTTACTATATAGTTACCTTTCTTCAATAAGGAGAATATAAATGGCTACTTTTTATGTTGGTCCAAGACCGGTTCTTAGAGGTCGAAACACCAAGGATATGATCAACCCCTTTAAGGGCACGGCTGGAACCTATTCCTATTATCCATTATTTGCCAAGGGCGTCCTAGATGGTGGTCCAGATAAGGATCACGTTCCGGGCACTGGCCATCATCCAGGTAATGTGTTCTTGTCTCAGGTTTTCAATGGTACGACTCTTTATATCCATCCTCTTTCGGGAACATTTGCAGATGGCGCGGGCTACGATGGGGCAAGGTTTAAGCCAAAGGAATTCAAGGGAGTATCTGGCATATTGTCCGGGTCTTATGGTCATTCTTCGGATAGAACGAGACCGTACGCCCTGTATAGCAATTACATTTTTGATGGCGTTACATCAGCAGATGTCTTTTCTTCCGGCTATGGTCATGAAAAGAGGGTAACATCCTACAGCCTCTACAACAACTATATATTTGACGGAGTAAGTTCAACTGAAGTATTTCCATCTGGATATGGACAGTCAAATACATCTTCTGAATACGGAAGAAATAAGGTTAACGAATATAAAGGAGTTCCTTCCGCAAAAGCTCTGTAGACAATCGTGCAATAAACCTGCTATAATAGGTGGGTGTTTCGAGTTCCCGCACAAATGTGCGGGAATTTCGATTTATTAGGGCACGTTTATATGTTTTGATGGAGCTAAGGAGGATTAGATATGTCTATACAGATGATGGATCAACTAATCAAAAATAATTCTCTTTCAATAGATGTCGCAGATAAATATTTAACGTTGTATCTTGGCGAATCAAATTGGCCAGAAAAAATATCCCAACTATGGACTGTGCAATCCAAAAGACATGGGGAGGAAAAAGCAAAAGAAGTAGTAAAGAAGTGCATTGCGTGCGCATGTCTTTCGCCAATTGTCAACAAGACCGCAATACCAGAAGAAAACCACGTACTCATTTTTTGGGTTGCAGGCTGGCCTCAATTTAATGAGAGAGATTGGTTTGAAATGTTTAAGGAAGTTGTCAAATCAGATTTGCAAATAGAAAAAAATAGATTAACCATAATGAAATTTGGAATTTTTGAGCATATTGATATACCGCCATTAACAAGACAGGCTTATAATTGGTTAAACGAGAAGGTGAATCAGGAAAAATTTGTAAATCAAGAATTAAAAGAGAAGTCTGTGACAAAAATGAAGAATCTTGTTAGGATTTACGGTGGCGCAGTTCTTTGTAATCTATTTACTAATTACTCTTCCAACGTAGAAAGAGTCTTAAACTGGAAAAGCGGATATTTTGTTGAAAAAGAAATATACAAGGTATATTCTTTGGATCAGATTATTAAGATTAAAAAATCAGAAATACAAAAGACAAATTCCAACTACATTAGAAAGGTTATTGAATAGTTTATGGTTACCACAGATATGTTTTTATTTAATTTAAGTGAAGAATTTATCAGCACCTACAAAAACAAGGTTGTACCATTCGGCTACAAAGACGCGGCAGGAAATTCTGTGGGGGAAATAACATTTCTAAGAACCTATTCAAGACTAAAGGACGATGGGGCAAAAGAAACTTGGGTTGACGTATGCGAAAGAGTGGTAAATGGAATGTACTCTTTGCAGAAAGAACACTGCAAGAAGAATAGATTGCCCTGGAACGACTCTAAGGCACAATCTTCCGCCAAAGAAGCCTTCGATAGACTTTTTAACCTTAAGTGGACTCCTCCTGGCAGAGGTTTGTGGGCCATGGGTACAAATATAGTGAATGTTCAAAAGAACTCGGCAGCACTACAAAACTGCGCATTTGTTTCTACAGCAGAAATGACAAAACTAAATCCAGCTAGGCCTTTTGCGTTTCTCATGGAGGCTTCGATGCTGGGTGTTGGTGTCGGGTTTGATGATAAGGGGGCTGATAAAGATTTTATTGTATACGAACCCAAGGATAGCGCTCATTATGTTATACCAGATACAAGAGAAGGTTGGGTTGAATCTTTGACGCTTTTGATAAATTCTTTTCTCAAGGAAAATCAGCCATCATACTCTTTTGATTACGGGCAAATAAGGCCAGCTGGTACTCCAATAAAAACATTTGGAGGAGTGGCCGCAGGGCACGAGCCACTAGAAAAGATGCACGAACACATAACAAGAATATTTCATAAAAGAAAAGGGCAAAAACTTACTAGAGTCGACATAGCCGACATAGGTAATCTTATCGGAGTTTGTGTTGTTTCGGGCAACGTTCGTCGATCTGCAGAACTTCTTATCGGAAGATTAGAGGATCAAGATTTTCTTAACTTAAAGAATAGGGATAAGTTTCCGGAAAGAAACTCTTATGATCCCAATTCTCCGGGCTGGGGTTGGATGTCAAATAACTCTATAGAAACTGAGGTGGGAAAAGATCTCTCCTCAATAATAGAGGGAATATCTCTTAACGGAGAGCCGGGAGTTATTTGGATGGATGTGTCCAGAAAGTATGGAAGACTAATTGACCCGCCCAACAACAAGGATCACAGAGTGGCTGGATATAATCCTTGCGCAGAACAATCGCTTGAATCATACGAATGTTGCACGCTTGTTGAAACTTACTTAGGACGACACGATAGCCTTGAGGATTACAAGAGAACGCTTAAGTTTGCGTATCTTTACGCCAAGACAGTAACACTTCTCCCGACCCACTGGGAAGAAACTAATGCGATCATGCAAAGAAACAGAAGAATAGGTGCTTCTATGTCAGGCGTCGCCGACTTTGCCGATCGCCACGGTATGCCCATCCTGAAAGAGTGGATGAACCAAGGCTATAAAACAATTCAAAGATATGACAACGTGTATTCTGAGTGGCTTGGAATTAGGGAGTCAATTAAAATGACAACTGTAAAACCATCTGGTACAGTTTCAATTTTGGCTGGAGAATCTCCTGGAGTTCACTGGACGCCAGGTGGCAAATTTTTCAATAGAACAATTAGGTTTTCAAACGAAGACCCAATGCTTCCACTTTTCAAAATGGCAAATTACAAGATAGAACCAGCAGCTGAATCTCCAGACACAACATCGGTGGTTTATTTTCCAATCAAGTCTGATGCAGTTAGGTCAGAGAAAGACGTCACAATATTTGAGAAGATGGCCCTAGCTACTACTGCTCAAAGATATTGGTCAGATAACTCTGTTTCAGTTACAGTTTCTTTTGATAAAGATACGGAATCTAGGTATGTTGGCACAGTTCTGCACATGCACGATGGTCAATTAAAAACGGTATCCTTCTTGCCCAGCGGAAATGACACATACCCTCAAATGCCTTACGCGCAAATAAGTGAACAGGAATACCTTAATCAAATCGACAAACTATTCCCAATTGATTTAACTGGCGTATATGCGGGCATGGCTGCCGATGCAATTGGAGAAAGACATTGTACAACGGATACTTGTGAAATAAAATATATAAAAGATAATCAATAATTTCATCCATACACACAACGAGTTGGGTGGTATACTGTAGCTATGGAAAAGCAGCATACAGTAAAGGTATTGGACAAGGGATACGTTAGACTCGTAGATCATATGGGTAGCGATCTGTCCGTTGTAAATGCGGCTAGAGTTTCTTTTGCAAAAGAGTCTAAAGAGTTTTCCGTTCAAGACGCAAGACTATTGGAGTTCTTGGCAAGAGAAAATCACATGTCGCCTTTTAGGCATGCATTTGCGACGTTTGAATTTAACGCACCCATAATGGTTGCCAGACAACACTGGAAGTATGTGGTGGGATCGGATCATACGATGGATTCTTGGAATGAATCTTCAAGAAGATATATTAGCCTGGAGCCAGAGTTTTACATCCCCAAAAATGATGAGTGGAGACAAGCCCCAGAAAGCCGTAAGCAGGGCTCAGGAGGCCCTATAGGCCCCTGGATAGGGGCAGTGCTTTCCAGCAAGCTTATACAGCATCTGGAGGACGCTGAGGCCCTCTATAAGTGGGCCATGGAGGAGGGCGTGGCCCCAGAGCAGGCTAGACTATTTTTGCCCGCCTATGCCATGTATCAACCTTACTTGTGGTCTTGTAGCCTACAATCTGTAGCTCATTTTTTAAACCAAAGATTAGCTGAGGATTCTCAGTATGAGATTAGACAGTACGCAGAGGCAGTTTATGATTTGATTCAACCCCTGTTTCCAGTTTCAATTAAGGCTCTTACCGGTAGATAAATGGCGGCTGGTAAATTGAACTATATTGTTGTTCACAAAAAGTCAAGTCAGGTTTATGGCTCTGCGTCTAAGAAAATTGCACTAGAATCTCCTCCACCAGACGGTTGCAAATTGGAGGATAAAAGAATATACTTTATAACACATGAACCAGATACCGGTGATTTAGCTGTTTATCAAGTACCACAAGAAGAAGTGGCAAACGCTGAAATAAAAGAAAAGAAAGCAAATGAGTAAGAAAACAAATCAAAAGAAAAAAGTAAATATAAAGCTAGAAAATAATCAGTCTTTTTTAATAGAAGATCTGGATGTTCTATTGCATATACAAAAGACGTATGCCGCCATGATTAGAGGGCAGCTTTCCGACAAAGATAGAGATACCTATACCAGAGTGGTTTCTGCAGTGAATGTTGCAATAGAAAATGTATACGTTGTCTCATACGATGGTTATAATGAAGACTGGTAAATCAGCTGGCTATTTAGTCATACTATTCTCTATTGGATTTGTTTTGGGAAAACTAAATAACAAATCCCTTAACTCAATAAAAGAAAAAAATAAACAGGGACCTACTCATCACCAGTACGCGAATAGACTTACAGAATTTTTTGACGAAGATCTCAATGAGGCAGTTGGTGAATATTGCGAATATTTAGAGATGGGTTTTAATCCGTCAGATGCATTTGAGATAGCAAAAGCAAAGGCTAAGATGTGATAGACCTTTGTGTTGTCAATTACAATACTAGGTCGCTACTAGAAAGATTATTGAACAGTCTTCACGACCAATTATTCACTGGAAATCATTCAGAAAAGTTTTGGAATTTATATATAGCCGATAACGGTTCAAGCGATGATACGGTAGATTTCTTTAGGTCTAAAGAAGACGACTATTTAATAGATAGAGTGTATTTAAATAAAAACATTGGCTATTCAGCTGCGTGCAATAAGCTTGCGGCCATTGGATCGAATAATGTTATAGGATTGCTTAATGCTGATGTCTGGTTTACAAACGAAGATATAACAAAAATATGTAGAATATTTAATCAAGAACAAGACGTACACATCCTTGGTCCAAAACAAAGAGATGAATATGGCCTTATAAGGCACGCTGGTATAGTTGGAACTAATGAAAAACCTACACTCAGGGGATGGATGCAACCAGATCCTTTAGATGAACTATATAAGGATAGAGTTAATTGCGTTACCATATCCGGTTCTGCATATTTTATCAGAAGATCCGTATGGAATGAGCTAACAAACAATCCTAAGTATAGGGAATTATATCCTGACGCCAAAGGAGCGTTTCTTCCAACGCCCCACTACTATGAAGAGACTTGGTGTTCGTATTTTGCTAGACATTTAGGCCATAATGTAGTGTATGATGGATCTGTGTCAATTGGTCACAGCTGGCATGCCTCTTCTCCTAAGCCGGGAGAGGGCTATAGTCACGCCGATGCACAGTTTAAGGTAAGTCAATCAATATTTCGCAAAGCATGCGATTACATAGGAATAGAAAGAGATTAACATGTCAGATAAATTGAACCCATGGATATATAATGCAGAAGTCAAAAAAGTAGTTGACGGTGACACATTTGATATTATCATTGACCTTGGTTTTGATACTCTTAGGAAAGGTAGAGTGCGTCTTTATGGTGTAAATACACCAGAAAGTCGAACAAAAGATGTAGCTGAAAAGCAAAAGGGGGTAGCTGCAAAGGAGTTTACTGATCAGTGGCTCACTCGCGCAAATTATAAAGTTAAAATAGAAACTATCTTAGATAAGAACGAAAAGTATGGTAGAGTTTTAGCTAAAGTCTGGGATCAAAGTGGCAACTGTCTCAATACCGATATTGTTACTGCGGGCCTTGCTAGGGAATACTATGGTGTAGGCGACAAAACTTGGACAGAATTTAAAAAAGATAGCTAATGCAAACGTTCCTGCCTTATCCAAATTTCAAAAAATCTTTACAAGTTTTGGATTCTAAACGACTAGGTAAACAAAGAGTAGAAACCTTTCAAGTATTAAACATTCTTTTGGGTAGAACCTCTACAAAGGGTTGGAGAAACCATCCTGTTACCTTAATGTGGGAGGGCTACGAATCGGCTCTTCAACTTTATCAAAACAATACCATAGAAGAATGGATTAGGAGAGGATATAAAAATAATATGTCTTTTGAAACAATTTTAATAGAAATGAAAATGCCACATTGGTTTGGTGACGACAGAGTGCACAGGTCGCATAGGTCCAATTTATTAAGAAAAGATTGGGAATATTATTCCCCATATTTCAATGAGGATCCAACGCTCTCATACTATTGGCCAGTGAAAAAAGAAAAAAAAGAAACAGAAGTTGCAAGCTCATAACTTTTCCACTATAATAGCAAGAGTCATATTCATATCATCAAAAGGAAAATCATGCCAGAAAATAAATTGAACTACTTTGTAGTGCAAGAAAAAATTCTTGTTAAGGCTAAGAATAAGCAGGATGCAAGCAAGCTTGCCGAAGGACGCAAGGGAGTCGGTGGAGAAGTTCTTTTCAAGTCTACGGACATTGAAAGAATCTCTTCTGTTCAAGCGCATAAGCGCATCACTCAGCTCAGCGCCTGATTCCTATCCTGAGGTAGGTTTTAATCTACCTCAGGAGCTGGAGATTAATATGATTATTGCTCAAATGGTCGGAAAAAACGAATCAAAAAGATTTCTCACACCAGTTTTAAGAAGACTTAAAGATCAAGTCGACTGCATAGTCTTTACCGACGACTGCTCGGACGATGATACTGCGGAAATAGCAAGCGAATATGCAAACGTATATGTCAACAATTCTTCCCTATTTCCTGTTCACGAGGCAAAATTAAGATCAGAAGCTTGGAATAATCTTTCTAAGCACGCAAATGAGGGCGATTGGATAATTGCCATAGACTGTGACGAAATGTTATATCAATCAAAAGATATTCACAATATTAATATATCCAAAGTTCTAGATACTTCGCCATTTGACGTTGTTAATGTCAGATTCTATCATATGTGGTCTCCAACAAAATATAGGGTTGATAAACTTTGGGCGCCGAATAATAGTTCAAGAATTTTTAGATTTAAAGAAGGTGGAAAGTTTTTGAATAAAAAACTTGCCTGTGGGTCGGAACCAACATACGTGTTAAACGAAATCCGAAGAAGAAATTATTGGGTACAATCCGGCCTAATAATGCAGCATCTCGGCTATATGCTAGATGATGACAAGTTTTCAAAGTATAATAGATACTCCCTGTTAGATAAGGGCGAATTTCATAATATAAAACACATAGAATCAATAATGGATAAAAATCCAACACTCATTAAATGGGGAAACTTTGGAATATGAAAACACACAATGCAGTAGAAACAATAAGGAAAATTTCGCACCTACTCGAATCCAAGCAGAGATTTAGCTTTGTTACATATACAAGATCGTCTATATTTTCTTTGACCGGTGAACTAACTGGTGATAAAAAACCGCCAAAGAATTTTATCAGACTAGTAACTTCAAGTCTATCAAACAAAGATAAAAATTTTCTAAAAGGTGTTCAAAGAGATTTAATCAAATCTAGTATGGAAAAGATAAAAGAAAATATTGAGATAGATTTATCTACCACAACTTTTTATGATCCAGGATTTTTGGAATACTATATTAATACCGACTATGATGTGTTTAAGATTTTTATATCATGGTACCTAAAAACAACTGACGTTGTGGTGGTTTCTTTTCAGGGTAATCAAATTATATCTAAATATTTTTCGAAAGATTCTATTCACATAAACGTCCCTTACAATGATTTTTACTCAAAAATAGATTTAATAACAGAAAACATTATTAAAAATAGTGACAGAACAAACCTATGCATACTCGACTGCCCGATGCTTAGTACAGCGTTGGCCCAAAATCTTTGGGAAAAGAGCTCTATGTCCATACTGGATCTTGGAAGAACTCTTACTGTAGCCAGATCACTGCATAGGTCAAAATGACAGAGCTAGATAAAAAAACAATAGATCTTTTAAACTTAAGAATAAAAAATTTTCTATTTGAAAGTAATTTATCTATATCCCAAATAGCAAAAGAATTATGCCTGTCATACGAAGAGCTTGATAAGTGCATAAAAAAAATTGGCTTGTCTTGGGTGAAAGATCATAGAAAAAAAATGTCTAAAGGTCAAACAGTTTTGACTAGCATCTTTAGAAAACTTATACCAGGAGAGACTATCATCAATGAGTTTCATATAGGCGAAAGGTTAAAGCTAGATGTTTATTGTCCAAGCTACAAGCTTGGCGCAGAATATCATGGAATTCAACACTTCAAGTATACAGAAAGATTTCATGAATTTAAAGAAGACTTTTTGGAGAGCCAAAAAAGAGATAAAAGAAAACTTGAATTGTGTAAAGAGCAGGGAATTGCCCTAGTTGTATTTAGGTACGATGACAAGCTTACCGAACAGGCAGTTTGTGATAGAATATTGTCAGTCCTAAAAACTTCCAGCTATACTATTAGTTTGAAGAATCAAAAAAGCATAACTCAAAATCCTTTTTATCAGCAGGCGAAAAAGAAAAATTCAGAAAAAAAGAAAAAGATTTATAGAAAACTAAAGGAAAAGAAAAAAAATGACAGAAACGGCAAGTGAACAGCTGCCCGAATACCCTCTTGAGTATCAGGTATTCGCCCTTGCCCTTAGAAACAAAGGTGCGATAGTATATTTTGATGCTAATCTTCCAGAGGAAGCCGTTGGCGCTGTCAATGGTCAGTTGGGATTAAATGAATTCTATAGAGCTCTTCTTTCCTATCATAGATTAACAAAATTAGATTTTGTAGATCCCATTGCATTCAAGGCATGGCTTGAGTCGGAGACTGATATTCATACCGCTCTAGGGGGATCAATAGGAGTTGATACAGTTATAGATATTTTGAAATCTATTGAGGTCTCAACCGAAGAGTCTATATCTCAAGTGTTAAAACATAGATGTAACAAGAAAAAGCAGCTAGATATATTGCAGGAGTTACAGATTTTACTTACTCAGAAGGGTGAAAAAACCACAAAAGAAATATCAAGAATTAATGAAATCACTGCAGAAATAAAAAGCTTAGAAAACGATTTAAACTTTAATGTTTTAGATAGTGTTATTACGGCAAAAGATATTTCTAATAGGGCAGAATCGCTTCTTGATATACCGAGTTTCCTTCCGACTCAATTTAAGGCCCTTAACAGGGCAATGGGGTACACAGATGAGGGTGGATTTTTTAGGGGGTCTGTTCATGCAATTATCGCAGCGTCAGGTAAGGGTAAGAGCACATTTGCTAAATGTTTAATAAATCATTGGGCAGATACCGGATATAGGGTTTTATATATAAATTTTGAAGAAGCTGTTTCCCACTGGGAAAGAGTATTAATGACTCAAATTATAGAAAAAAATGTTTACGCAGAGGCGTCCAATTGGTCGGAATTGGAAAAATTAAATAACCTAGAAAAATTTCAGCTAAAATTAAAAGAATGGGGTGATCGATTTATGGTTAGGCATGATCCCGACACTCTATATTTTGAAGACTTGGAGAAGTGGCTAAGAAGTATTATGGGGCATGCCGAACTTATTCCAGACGCAATTGTGATAGATACCATACAGTCAATGTTTACGAGATCAACTGGCAGGGGCAAGCCTAGGTGGGGCGAATTTGAGGAGATGATGGTTAGATTAGAAAAACTGGCAAGAGATATGGATTGTGTATTAATAATAACCGCTCAAGAAAACGCCAATAGAATGAAAGAAAGAAGAGAGGTTGTTCAGCAGTCGGACACTGGCGGTTCGCTATCGATACAGCAGAAGTGTGCAGTAACAATTTTTATAACTGAAAAAAAACTTGTCAGTGGAGATGATTCAGAAGACGAAAATATTATGCAGCTGCAAATTCCAAAAAATAGAATAACAGGTTCTACCTACATTTACAACTCACCACTAGTCAAATATATTGATCAACACAAAAAATATGTGGATTATGAACCAATAATAGAAGAGTCTTACGCAAAAGTTGTAAACTCAAACAATATTGAAGAATTAATTTCAAGCATGACAGTAGTCTAGGAGAAGATATGATACAAATAACTACTCAAGAATTAAAAGATTTTCAAACATGCGCTAGGCTATATGATTATAGGTATAAGCAACAAATGTCAGAAACCATAGGGGGCAGAACACTAAACTCCGCAAAGTTTGAATACACGATAAGAAGTATAGTTCATTATTTTTTCTACAAAAAACAAGCGGGAATAACTCCATCTTATATTTCTCTGCAAAATAGATGGGAAAAACTTTGGTTTCCAAAAAATTCCTCATCCCATGACATTATCTATGAGCAACACGAGACGCTTCACGGAAATGCCGCTAGTCTAACTAGCAAAGCTCAAAATGTTTTGATGGAGTTGATTGAAAATTTTGGTGACTTAGAAATAATTCCCATAGGAATAGACGAAGAATTTATCGCACCAATTAATCATCAAGTAGCTATAAAAGATAAATTTGATTTAATGTACTTTAAGGATAATAAAATTCATATATTAAAATGGATGTTTAATTACAGACTAAAGCATGAGCACACCTATGCATTAGACTTTTCGGTAATGAACATAGGGTTCTTAAATAAATTTGGTGATAAATTTAATCAAGCAACTTTTGGATATTTTGATTTATTGAATCAAAAATTGGGTTTTAATGAGTTTAATGTAGAAAAAGCTGATGTTGAAGCTGTAAAATATTGGTGCGAATCTCTTATGGCTGAAAAAATCTTTCCGTCCAGAAGAGGACTTACGGCATATTGTAAGGTATGTCCTTTTGATAAGCCGTGCAGCAAATGGACATCTTGGAACAAAAAGGAAAAAGCCAATGGCAAAAAAAGAAAAACCTAATATATTAGATGATATTCTTTCCGCAAAAATATCACCACACACAATTAAGGAAGAAGACAAAACTCTGGATCCTTTAATTGATGAAATAAATCTGATTGAGAATGAAGGTATTAAATCCTTTGTCAGATCAATTCTTTATAGGGCAGAAAGTTTTTGGAAAATTCCAGCAAGCTTTTCTGGCAAACATCACGCGCCAGACGAAAGAGGTGTTGGCGGGAATGTTCTTCATACAAAGAGAGCAGTTAGGGTTGGTTCAATTTTAGCCGATTCGTACTCTCTCTCGTCGGAAGAAAGAGACTTAATAGTTGCAGCCCTTATACTGCATGATCTAACAAAGGGTATAAAAAGCGAAGCCTCCGAAAACTATCGTTATGACCCGATGCACCCGTATACCGTTGGGCTGTTCGTTAAAAAGTGCCAAGACCAAGATAGGCAGTACGCATCAGATTCCCAATCCTCTACCCTTTATATAAGCGAGGAGGATACTCAAACGATACTTAGATTAATTAGGTGTCACTTAGGTCCATGGTCCCCCATTCCAGAAACAACTCCGGTTACATATATGGATATGATTGTTCATCTCGCCGACAACATTTCCTCAAAGCTTCACCTAGTAGTTGATGGTGAAAACATCAAAGATTCCAGATGGGTTATATGACAGATGCCGTGTCCGACGTTCTTCTAAAGAGATTTACACTCTTAAAAAGAATGGAATATTTTATCGAAGAATCGGTATACTATAGAACTCATTCCGACTCTATTGTGGAGTCTAGAAAAAAAATATTATTAAATAGCAGCAAAGAGATTGGTCAAATTAAAATAGCATGAAAATAAGTAGTGATAGTAACTATCTTAAGGGATGGGATCTTTACGAGGTTGCAAGATATGTTCCGTCTTTAAAAAGGGTTATAAGAGAAAAAAATAAACTATTAAATGCAAATCAAATAAAAGATTATGCAAAAAAACATGGCAATATTGGAATATACAATTCCGTTTTCGCCTATGACACAGAGGATTTTGATAAGGCTATAAGGCTACGGTCCTCTATATTTCGATTTAGACAGTGAACATTTCGAAGTCGCTCATAAAGAATGTATTTCCTTATATGAATATCTAATCTCTTTTGCACCAAAACATTCGGTATTGATATATTTTACGGGCAAGAAGGGTTTTCACGTAGAGTGCGAGCCGGTCACTTTTGGCATAAATCCAAGTAACAGCCTACAAAAAGTCTTTAGGTATATAGCAACTGATTTAAAATCAAAACTTTCTTTGTCCAGTATGGATTTTAGCGTATATGATGCTAGAAGAATGTGGCGTACACCAGGATCTATTCATCAAGATACCAAACTTTATAAAACTCTGCTCAACTCGTTTGATGGTGACTCTATGATTTTTTCTGACGAGAATACAATAAAAAAATATTCATCTACACCACAACCCAACGTGGTTGCAGATCAATTTTTTAACTACAAAGCTAATGAATGGTATAGGACTTACATTTATTCTTTTGAAGATAACGAAAAAAGAAAAGATGATCCAATAGAATATTTTAATCAATATGGATCAAGAGCTTTTAAAGATCTTCAACCAACAGAGAAGGTATTTGATCCGCAAAACTTAGTTACAAAATGTACGGCAATACAAAGACTTAAGGATCAATCTGAAAAAGAAAAGTTTCTAGAACATGAAGCTAGGCTTTTTTTGTGTTCCATTTTAAGCTACACCGAAGATGCGATTAAATATCTTCACGAAATATTGAGTCACTGTTCTGATTATAATTTTGATAAATCTTCTGCACACATCAATGATTGGATAAAAAGAAGACAGCTTGGTATAGGCGGCAGACCATACACCTGCGAAAGAGCAAATGCAGTGGGAGTTGGATGTGGTAATTGCAACCTACAGAAAAAAAATAAATGGCAAAAAGTTGGCAATAAATTTATAGAAACAAATGAAAAATCGCTACCATCACCAGTAAGATATGCTTACAAAAGTAGGTCAAAAACATGAGCAATATAAAAGATCCAGATGACGTCATAGGAGTTTGTTCGGAATGCAAATCCGATCAGCCAATGAGCTATATGTACAATAATCCTTTTGCGCAGAATGGTCAACCGGTTCCATGCAAGTACTGCGGTGGTGTTGTTATAATATCATATAGAGAAACAAGAGATTCATCCTTAAATTCGTCAGACAAGGAAAGAGGCATCAATTGAAAAATTGGACAAACCTCCATAATCACACGGTCTTTTCTATGCTAGACGGACACGGTAATATAGAGCAATATTTAGATAGGGCTAAATCTCTTGGCATGTCTGGGCTGGCAACTACTGATCATGGGAATATACATTCGTGGCTTGATTTCTATGATGCCGCAACTGCTGTTGGGGTAAAGCCAATTCTTCGGAAGCGAGTTTTATCAAGCTAGAAAAACTAGATTTGATAGAGACGAAGAAGAGAGGGCTGGTCCATCCAAGAATGAATGGGAACAAAGAGGCCCTTACCACATAACTATATTGGCAAAAAATAATATTGGCTATCACAATATTATTAAAATGTCTTCTAAATCTTTCCTGGAAGGATACTATGTAAGGCCTAGATTGGATCACGATTTGATTTCTCAATATTCTGAAGGAATTATTGTTTTATCTGGCTGTTTAAATAGTGAAGTCTGTCAAGCGCTTTTGAGAAATGATTACGACTTTGCCCTACAAGCCGCATACAAAATGCAGAGCATAGTGGGTAAAGAAAACTATTTTATCGAAATACAAAATCATGGTATATCGGAGCAGAGAAAGGTTTCCAACAAGCTTTTAGAGATAGCAAAAGCAATTGGGGCCAAGATAATTCCGACTAACGATTGTCATTATGTTCATCAGCACGATGCTAGGGCACATGACGTCATGCTGTGCGTGGCGACAAACTCAACAATACATACTGAAAATAGATTTTCTTTTTTTGGTGATAATTTTTATCTAAAGTCATATGAAGATATGGAATTATTATTTAACGAAGATTGGCTTAAAAATACTATGTCAGTTTGTGACATGGTTGATATAAATTTGAAATTTGGCGATATTTATTTTCCAAAGTTTCCCGTTCCGAGTGGAGAATCTTCAGTTGATTATTTTGAAAAATTAGCCTGGGATGGCCTTAGGATTAAGTATGGTCAGCAGCTACCACAAAACGTGATAGATAGAGCTAATCATGAGATAAAGGTTGTAAAAGAAATGGGTTTCTCTGAATACTTTCTAGTTGTTTCAGACTTGGTTAGGTGGGCAAAAGTAAATGACATTAGAGTTGGGTGGGGAAGGGGTTCCGCCGCCGGAAGTGTTCTGTCCTATGCTTTTGATATTACAAACTTAGATCCGATAAAATTTGGTCTTTTGTTTGAAAGATTTCTTGTTGAAGGAAGAAAATCAATGCCAGACATTGATCTTGACTTCGACGATAGACACAGAGACAAGGTAATAGATTACGCTAGATCTAAATATGGTAATGACAAAGTCGCTCATATTTGTACGTTCAATAGAACCGGTGCAAGACAATCAATTAGAGATGCCGCGAGAGCTTTGGGCTACGATTTTAGCGGTGGCGATAGGGTCGCCAAGCTGGTTCCTGCACCAGTCTTAGGAATTTCAAAATCACTATCGGAATGCATGGAGGTCGCCGATTTTAAGAGTTTATATAACTTTGACGCCGATGCAAAGCAGATAGTCGACGCAGCGTTTGGGCTTGAGGGACTTGTTAGGCAGACTGGAATGCATGCAGCAGGCGTTGTAATATCAAAAGGTCCACTTACAGACTATCTACCCATTATGCAAAAGGGTGTTGATAATCCTATTATTACACAATGGGATATGGGTAGGGTGGAGCAGTGTGGTCTTCTTAAGATAGATTTTCTTGGCCTTAGAAACCTTGGGGTTATTGATGCGTGTGTAAAATCTGTTAAAAATACAAGAGGAATTGATATTGATATAGACGCAGTGCCCCTTGACGATTATCAAACTTTCAATCAACTTTGCAAGGGTGGATCCATGGGGGTATTTCAGCTTGAATCAAATAGTATGAGAGAGATGATGATTCAGCTTCAACCCAAGAGCATTGAAGACATAATGGCGCTGATATCGCTGCACAGACCTGGTCCTATGGGTTCTGGAATGGACAAACTTTATATTTCAAGAAAACATTCTCAGTCCAACATAGAGTATGATCATCCAAAGATGGAAAATGCCCTTAAGAATTCGCTTGGCATTATGTTATATCAAGAAGATGTTTTGGCGGTCGCAAGAGAGTTGGCGGGTTTTTCCTCCGCAGAGGCGGATGATTTAAGAAAAGTTATAGGCAAAAAACTTATGGACAAGATTGCCTTATTTAGATCAAAATTTGTTGATGGCTGTGTCAAGAACTCAAACCTGTCTAAAAATAAAGCAGAAAAAATATATTCAGACATAGAATATTTTGGTGGCTATGGTTTCAATAGGGCTCATGCAGCGAGCTACGCCATGATATCTTACATAACCGCATATCTTAAGTTCAACTTTACCGTAGAGTATATGGCTGCCCTTTTAAGCTCGGTGGTTGGCAATAAAGAAAAATTGGCCTTATATCTTTCAGATTGTAGAAAACTAGGTATCAAGGTGCTTCCGCCGTCCATCAACAAATCATTAGAAGATTTTGCAGTCATAGATAATAAAACAATCATATTTGGATTTGCCGCCATAAGCGGGATAGGTTCTGCTGTTTCACAATCAATTATTGATTGCAGAAATGATAGCACCCCTTATAAATCCGTGCATGATTTTATGAGAAGGGTGTCTTCTTCTGTGTTAAAAAAGTCAACACTGGAACATCTTTCTTGTGCCGGTGCGTTGGACGAACTTTTGCATGAAGCTCTAGATCAAGATTTTGGAAGACAAACGGAGTTAAGTATATTAGAAAAAGAAAAAAATTCTTTGGGTATATATGTTTCAAAGAATCCGGTAGATGGTGTTTGGGATCTGCTTTCAAAAAATATTAGCAATGAAATAATATCGTTGTCTGAAATGCCAGCAGGGTCTAGAGTTTCAATAGGCGGTATCATATCTTCTTCCAGGAAGATGATTACCAAAAAGGGTGCAAAGATGTACAAATTTGTACTTGAAGACATATCTTCTGATGTCGAAATTGTAGTCTTTCCAAGAGAGGCAAAGAAATTTGATGATGGATTTTTTCAGAATGGTGATGTTGTAAGCGTCGTTGGGTCTATCTCTAAAGACGGTGATGATGAAAATTCAATAACAAAAGTTCTATTAAATTCTTGCGAAAAGCTTGACATTAGTAACTTTTCCGGGGGCACACCAATATATTTAAAGATCGACAAGAACATACATGCTAATATTATCAATCAACTATATGATATAATAAATGCCAATAATGGTGGTTCTTTGGTTTTTCTCTCCTATAGAGAAAATGGCAAAGAAATAACCTTTAAATTTAAAAAGAAGACTTCAGTTATTGCTAGGGAGCAACTCGAAAAGGTATTATCCGGAGATAATTAATGACTACTAGAAATTTTTATCAAAACCCATCAACAAAACCTTGTTGGAATTTTTGTCCGTCCTGCAACAGATGTCAAGATAAGGGTAGATACTCCAAGTGTACGTCGTGCAGCGGCAGATATGATCCCAATGGGAATATAGACGCTGATCCAGATGATTATTGCGATTGTAAAAATGGGGTACTTAGATGGAAAACTCAGCAGGGCAAACTTGTTCATGTTAGATTTAAGTCTAACCCATTTAAGGCAAGGGTAAAGTACGAAAAAAAGAGTCAGGATGAAAGAGATTGGGACTCTTACATTAAGGATATGCGCGAAAAAATGGATGATCCAAACTTTAATCCCATAAGTATATACGAGGAGTAATATGAAAAATGAGGTAGGAAGAGTCTTGTTGGGCAATGCGACTCTTATAGAATACGATTGTGGTGATGATACTCAATCTTTTTTTGTCCAATGTGGAGTAGCTGGGTTCTATGCAAATCAGCAAGAGTTGCGTGATTTATATGGCGCAATTAATTACTATTTAAACATAGAATCTATCGAAGATATAGTTGTATCTATAAAGGAGTTCTAATGTCTTGGCCATATAGCGAAGGTGATTTTATGGAAATTGGAGATAGCGGCTGGATTCCATTTGGTGAAAGCAAGTATAAGAACATACATACCGGCCATATTGTTGACGAAGACGGCAATGAGTATGACGAAGAGGGTAATCTTATTTCCGAAAATTTCTTCAACAGCGAAGATGAAGATCATATATAAATGAGCGATCTTTCCATAAAGTCTATTGATGATATAGACGAGTTTAGGAGATTAACACTTACAGAATTTAGCTATTCAAGGATAGATACATACGAACTTTGTCCATCTAAATACTTTTATTCTTACATTAAGAAAGAGCCCAAGCAATTTAGTGCTCCAGCGGTTTTGCGGAAACATAATTCATTCCGTCTTGGAAGATAATGTATCCAAAGAAACCCCCCTTGAGTTAGACCGGATTAAAACAAAAGTTTGAAGAACACAAAAAATCTTTTGATCCCAACAATCAAATAGATCAAAGCTTAATCTCTGCCGGAGATCAAATTATAGTTGACCTATATGATATGTATGGCGGTCGAACCTTTGATGTATACGATAAAGAAATGGAATTTAGATTTGTTATCGGAAATTATTCCATTCTAGGATATATAGATAGAGTTGATGTTTATGATGAAGTTGTTGAAATCATAGATTATAAAACTGGTAAAAGGGAGGTGGCTCAAAAAGATATTTCAACAAATCTTCAGATGGGAATATATGCCCTCGCCGCACACACCGCTTTTCCGGGAAAACAAATAAAAGCTTCTTTACATTATTTAAGAAGTGGGAGAATTAAATCTCATCAATATACAAATGAAGATATTGAAAATGTTAAAACGCTGCTCATTAGTAAAATATCAAAAATAATGAATGATTTTAACTTTACCCCAACTAAAAATGAAAGGATATGCTCGTTCTGCGATCATGCCAAGAGTGGCGCTTGCGCTACCGGTGCCGCAAGATTACGAAGGATGTCTAGGGTTTAATATAAAAATAAAACCCAGGGGGTTGTCCCCTGGGCACCTAGTTTTACCTAGATTATATCTAATATGTATTATTTAATTAAAATTGAGCTACGGGATACTGTTCGATTGAAGCGATGATGTCAAAATCATGTGCTTCAACGAGCTTCACAGCCTCATCTACGGTTAGGCCAAGGTCCGTAAGACCCTCAGCTGCCATAGAATTGATCGTGTCCTTCACGCTCTTGATGATGGTGTTTGTAACTGACATGTTATTCTCCTTAATGGTTTGTTATTTGAATTGTTATTGAATATAAAGTATAATATATCTGTATTGACACATAGAGGATATCAGTAGTATGGCAGAAAAAACAACTCCAGAAAATTTTTTCCTAGAAAGATCTAGACTTAAGGGTCATCCAAAGGTCATTGACAAAAATTTGATTCAAAATCATGAAGACATTATACCGCCAAAAGGCGGAAGGGGTAATGTTTATAGACATACGAAATCAGGCTTCAGAAAAGATCTTAATCTTAATATGAGGTCAAATTGGGAAGCAAATACCGCTAGAATAATGAACTTGTATAAGATAAAGTTTGAGTTTGAACCAAAAGTTTTTTCTTTTCCAATTAAAAGAGGAACTAAATCATATACTCCAGATTTCTTTTTAATATCCACCAAAGAGTGGATGGAGATAAAAGGTTATTTGGATGATAAAAGTAAATTAAAAATAAAAAGATTTAAAAAATATTATCCGCAAGAGTTTGATAAATTGATTTTTGTTATAAGCAAATACTCTTCGGATGCGTTAGAGTTTGCAAAAGATATGCAAATAAAAAAAGTTTTATTTTATGAGGATATCAGATCTTTTTTTGCGGACAGAATATTTATATGGGAAGGAAAATAAATGGCCGCTTATAAGGAACAATACTACACTCTTGAAGAGCATGAAATGCAAGCCCTAATAGTAAAAGCTAAAAAGGGTAACACGAAAGCTCAGGAAGAGCTTTTGAAAGTATTTAGTAATTTTTTGACTAAATATGTTACAATGTTGTTTGTTGGCAAATATAGTTATTCAGATTATGATATTAGAAGATTCATGTCGCTGTTCGTCAAGGATACTTACGTAAGGTTTGCGTTGATGAAAAATAAATTAAACCAAGCTGGATACAAACACGTTAATGAGTGTATCCGGCGGCATACTTTACATGGTAAAAAGATATTGCACCGAAGAGGATGTGCAGCAAACTGTAAGGCTAACATTTTTTCAGTGCGTAAATAGATATGAAAGAAGGGATTCCGAAAAGGGCCCCATACCATTTAGCGCTTTTCTATATAGTTATTTTTTGTATTTATTGAAAAAGAATGTAGATACATTTTTGATAGATCAATTAGGAAGAAAATCTTTTCCCCTGATTACTCAAGATGATATACCAGGAGATTCTTCTGAGCAAGAAATTATGAAAAATGGATCCTATGTAGATACTAAGCAGTACGCAACAAATGATATTTTATTTTCTATTGATGTTGATGAATTGTGGGTGCTGGGTGTTGATATCAATCCGCCATTTGATAGACTTTCTGTTCAGGAGAGGCAGTTGATTAAATGGAAATATATAGATAAGAAAAGGTCATCTGAAATAGCCTTGAAGATCACCGAACATCCGAATACGGTGAGAGAACACATATCTAAGGTAAAAGACAAATTGAAGGATATACTGAAGGCAGATGGAATGGAAGAATATTTACTAATATCAGGACTAGAAAAGGAAGAAGAAGAGGAAGATGACTCAACTACCCGCAAAAGAAATCCTAAATAAATTAAGTGAATTTTTAAATCCTCAACTAGAGGAACTGCTACAGGCATTTTCTTCCAAGGAAGAGACTGAAAAATATTACGTTGAAATACCGGACACCAACTATATTGATCTCACCATTTCTGATATTGCCTCGTTAGTTGCAAGATCTTCAAACGTATATGGAAGAGCAGCTCGATTCGCCGGAATTGCTAGAGCACAATATAAGTTATTAGAAGCTCAATACAAGAGAATATATAAGGCCAATAGAGTGGGTAAGAACGAGGCGGAAAGAGAAGCTGCTGCGGCAGCTGCAGCTGACGAACAATACATGGCTTTATCGGCAGTTGAAGCGGTTGTTCAGTTGGCAGAATCAATGGAGCTTGCGGCAAGAATCTCGTCGGAATCTGCGAGAAAGCTTATGGACAAGGTTCAATCCATGCAGGTTGCTGCAGCAAGAGGGGAAAAAGGCTTCTTCTCAGAGAGCGATTTTTCAACTTTTTAGAAAGGATATAATATGTATATAGGTCATTACAAATCTGTTTCTTCTAATTCGAAAGAATTTTATTCTTCCAAAAGAGAAGAATTAGATTTTCCAGTTCAAGTTGAATATAAGGGAGAAAGATATTCGTTGGCTACCACTTATATCGCCTCAACAAAAAGTCAACAGCAAAGAATTAAAAACAGAGCAAATCAGTTGGGTATTTTGTTTGGCGTTAAGGTTGATTGATGAATATTGAAGTTTTTTGCGATGGTGCCTCAAGGGGGCAGGGTCAAAAAAAGTATGGCGAATCTGCGTGCGCTGCAGTTGTTTATAAAAATAAAAAGAAAGTGGTACAATTTGCTCGAGGTCTTGGCAGGAGAACCAATAATGAAGCGGAGTATGAGGCGGTTATAACCGGCCTACTCATATGCTCTATGTCAGATTTTATCGATCCAATTATTTATACTGACTCTGCAGTTGTTGCTAATCAAGTAAATGGTAAATGGAGATGCAAAAATCAAGCCCTTATACCACTGTTGATGACGGTAGAGGAAATAAAATCTGAGTATAGATTTAGACTTATTCAGGTGCCAAGAAAATTAGTATGGGAACCAGATAAATTGTCAAATCAATTTTTAGATCACTTAGAAATAAAAAGCAATTGACAATAAAGCCTGATATACTATAGGAACTTATGAAACTTATGGAAACCGATAGCCACTCAATACACATGGTAAATAGAAAAAATACTTTTGTAAAAGATCAGCCAATCATATTGGGTTTAGCCGGTAAGGCAGGCAGTGGAAAAACAAGTGTTGCCGAACAGGTAGTTCCCAAGGGTGCAATTGAAACGCAAAGAAGTGGAATTAAGTGGGATCATATTTTTTACGCACTTCCGCTATATGAAATGGCTTCCATAAAGAAAAGCATACTTGGAATAAATTCAAAGTCCAGAAAAATGTACGCTCTGCATGAGGTTCTATATGAGCTATATGGGGGTTCGTCAATCGGTTTGGTGCCCGATTACCCAGACTTGGTCAAAATGGTTCAAGAGATAGAGTCAATGCCCATAGACCTAGGGGATGTAAAGCCAAGAACCTTTTTGCAAAAAGCGGGAGATGTCTGTAGGGCACATAGACCCAATGTTTTTGCCGAATGGGCAATCATGAAATCTGTTAGATCATACAGAGAATACCAAAAGTCTATGAACGATATTCCAGAAGAATATATTAATCCCTTCTGCATGATTGTGTCGGATGTTAGATATTTTAATGAAGCTGAATCAATACTGAAGCAGCCAAATGGAATTGTTATTTGTTTTGAAGCGTCTCAAGAAACTTTAAATTTAAGACTGCTCAAAAGAGATGGCCAGCTCATGTCCGAAGAGCACAGCTCTCACCCATCCGAAAATCAAATAGATAATGTCAAAAATATTAGCACCTGTGCTATAATCACAGAGGATATGACCCTAGAGCAACAAACTTTGGCAACAATCCAAATAATTCAAAATATACTGGAGGAAACAAATGCCTAAAATAACCAAAAATGCACACGAAGAATCATCTGGTTCGCCAATAGATCAAGTGGTCTCTTCCTTAGCTGGAGAGATAAGCCTGTCTAGCGACCCAATTTTTATATGTGGTGTTAACAGAAAAATTAATATTGGAAACTTTGAAAATGTCGATGTTTATGCTGGTATAACAATACCACTAAATAACATCAATCCGCAAGACAAAGAAGTTTTTGCGGAAGCAGTTAGAGAAGCCGCGGCATATGGGTTTTCTCTGGTTTCAAAAGAAACAGGAGAAAGATATACCCTTATTAAAGAGTCTCAACAAACAAAGTAAGTTTAAAATTTGATTAGTTACTATTATACAGGTATAATGTAGTTCACATAAGTCCAAACGAGAGGTTAAAATGTTTAAAAAGTTAGTAGAAAAATTAAAGAAATTGCTATTAAATTCCGTTCCAAAGCAGAGCAATCCAATCGCAGCTAAAGCTCAAGATGCGGCAATCAAAGATCTACTCGCTAAAGCCGATGAGGTTGTAAAGATTGTGGACAACGCTGAAAAAGAAATTCATCAGGAAGTTGTCAAGGCTGTGAATGAGATAAAGAAAAAGGGACGCCCCGCAAAAAGCGGTACAACCCCAAGTAAGAAGAAGCCAAGCAGCAAGAAGAGCGGCGGTGGCGGCGGCGATAGCCAAGTAGCCTAAATTTCACATGCTCGATAGATTCTGGACATTAGTTTGGTCTGTCTGGCTTGCTGTTTTCGATTTCTTAGAAAAGCTTGATAAGAGAAAAGAATAATGAACATTCAAAAATCCATTTACATAAGTGGACCAAGGATGGGTACAAATAATTCCACTAAAGGAATTGAATCTTCGCAGAAAAAAACTAAGAAAAAAATAAAAAGAATTAAAAAGGAGAAACGTCGTGGCTAAAAAGTCTGCAGTATGGCGACGCAAAGAAGGAAAGAACCCCAAGGGCGGCATGCCCGGTCCGATGAAAGACAAAAACAGCAGGCCCACTCGTAAGGCTTTGGTGTTAAGAAAATGGGATTGTTAATAAGGTATAATGGTTACTATGTCTAGGTATGTGAAAACACCTCAAAAAATAAAAACGGAACAACCTGAACAAAAAACAGAACAACCTGAGCAAGGGCAAAAAAAGAAAAGTAAATACAAAAAAAGAAATAACAACAAGGAGAAATAAATGCCAAAAGTAGGAAATAAATCATTTGCATATACAAAGGCTGGCGAAAAGAAAGCTAAAGCATATGCGAAAAAGACAGGTAAGAAAATGACAAAGAAATCATCCAAGAAAAAGATGGGATACTAATCATGGCCGCAAAAAAGAAAATGGCACCAAAGAAAGCCGCAGCTAAAAATGGAGCAAAGAAAAGTGAAGCTGGTTTAACGGCCGGTCAAAAGAAACTTCTTCCATTCATTAGGGCAGCTATTCTAAAGAAGAAAAAGAAGAAGTAATTCATAGTTCTGGTAGATAGGAAGTCGCAATATGCCAAAAGTAGAATGGGACATCGTAGTTCCGGTTAAGCAACCAGTTGATCTTAAGGGTGTTGCTCCCGGTAAGCTTCCAGAATCTCTTTTGCGTCCAGCAGCTGGCGGCGGTAAGCTTCATTGGCTTGCCGCAGCTGCGTGGGGCGCAATGGTTGAGGCAGCAAAAGCAGACGGTATCGAGCTAAAGCCGGTTTCGGCTGGCGATACATACCGCACTTATGAATCACAGCTTACAGCCTTTAAGCAGCGTTACACAAATGTTCCGAACGGTAATTCTACTAGAACTTTTGAAGGCAAGAAGTGGTATAAAAAGGATTCTAAGCTAGCTTCTTTGGCGGCTCCTGGTACGTCACAGCACAATAGTCGGATTGGCCGTTGATGTTCATACTGCTGGAGAACCAAAGCGTTTAAAATGGCTTATTGCTAATGTTCGCAGGTTTGGATTTTCGTGGGAAGTGGTACCCGAGGAACCTTGGCACCTGCGATACACCGAACGGAGATAATCCTCCTGCGGCAGTGGCAGAATACATGGCAAAAAACAACTTCGTCAAACCAATTTTAACATCAATG